AATAATGGCAACCCTATCCTTATAACAGATTATTGGCTTCATTCCTTTATACTTAGAAATAAGGGCATCCGTAGAAACCCCTACAATAAGGTAATTTCCTAGTGCTTTAGCCTTTAGAAGCACATTTACATGCCCGTAATGCAATAAATCGTATGAACCTGCAGTATAAATTACTTTATTAATCATAAAGAATTACTCCACATCTATAAAAAAATTTCTTCACAGGGAAATGAATGAACATCCCTAACTTATTTAATGTCTCTACCACATCTATTCCAGTCCCTTCAATAGGAATTATCCTAAACTGAGGAAATTTACAAGGAACAGAACACTCTTTACATTGTTTACAACTGCCACCTCCGAGGGCGATTGAAAAATAGTGCCCTTTATTAAATAGATTATCTTTTTCTTTTAATAATACTTTATGTAATTCTAAGGAAGATGTTCTACCTATTTCTTTCCAGTTCTTAGGGTCGTCTACTACAAATTTCTCAATAAATATCTTACCATAGGTATACTTCTTTAAAAGTTTTTTATAATATTCAAAGGTACCGATATTGGGTGGGCAGCAGCCGACTAATCCGTATCTTTTACAAGACCGACAGGCTTCTACAACTTTTAAATTAAAAACTAAGTCTTTCTTTGGGTCGAAGTCTTTAGTTTGCATTTTAAAGTTGCCCTCCTATAACAATTTCTGGAATAAACCGAATATTATTATACACCAAATAATAGATAGTTTCAACTACCTCTTCTTTTATAGTATCTAGTTGTCCTGGGCAAATAATAGTACTCCTAATATTCTTATCCTTATATTCTGCATTAATGCACTGTGTTAAAGACCTCAAAGCAAATTTACTCATAGAGTATAAGGATTTGTTTGGTGCCCCTGTAATGGCTCTGGTTGACCCTATATTGATAATATGTCCACCATTTTCTTGTTGTAGCATTTGTTTTATAACTAATTGGGTAAGTCCAAAAGCTCCACCTACATTAATATCAAAGATGGTATGGTAATCAAATTCAGTGTACTCTAAGAAAGGTTTAAGATTAACTATTCCTGCATTATTTATAAGAATATCTATTTGCCCGAATTTTTGAATTGTTTTATCTATAAAATGTTTCCTATCCCAATAGTTAGTGATATCTCCACAGAATTGTAAATTGTTTCCGTTTTCCCAATCTCCGTTAGTACGACTAATGGTAGCGAAATTATAAAGTTCTTGAGATAGTTTATTATAAATGGCTAATCCTAATCCTTTTGTAGTACCACTAATTATTATCGTTTTAGGCATTTCTTATCTCCAGTAAATAGAACATACAATAATTTTTTAATCTTATTCTTAGAAAATTTACCAAATAATTCTTGTATCAATAAAATGAACATTAATACTATTCCAATGAACAATCCAATAAAAAAATTAATCATTCTTTTTACCTGATTTTAGCCAGTTAGAAAATGCACTAAAAATCTCATTATAATCTACAGGGAAATAAGACCAGGTCTCTACACTAAGGTCAACTATATATGATTTTTTCCCCAATTTTCTGAATTTTCCATACTTGCCATGAGTATGTCCAGTAAAATTAAAGAAAAAACTTTCTCTAGCATACTTTGGGTCATGAACTAAAAAGATATTCTTTCCTCCATAATAGATTTCTATATTTTTTATAGGAGTTTTACATCCATTGTTTTTATCATGAGAACCATCAATAAATATAATATTACCATGTAATAGAGGTCGAATAGTATCAAACTTTTTTCCTTCGGGAGCTTCGGTAGATTTTGTAAATCCCCAGTCTCCTAAGAAAAAGACAGTATCTTCTTCTTTAACTTTTGAGTTCCAATTATTAATTATAAATGAATTCATTTCTTCAGTTCGTTCTTTTTCAATAAATTTAGAAATCCAATTACCTTTTTTGTCCAAATCTCCTTCTTTTAAAAAAGGTCTGTTACAGTAACGAATTATATTAGAATGGGAAAAATGAGTATCTGAAATAAAATAAATCATATTATTTTTAGTAATTTTAATTTTTTCTGATTATATAATTTTATTTTAATTTTTGAATATAATTTTTTAAATAATTCGAATTTTGATTTAGCATCATCTCTCCACCAACCCTTAATCTCAATATAAATATTGCTTTCAGGTAAATAAAAATCGGGGGTATAAGTAGTCTTTCCTAAATCAAATGCTTTTGGCTCATATTGCCACTTAATTCTTCGTTTATCTAACCACTTGGCATACTTTACTTCCCAACCACTTCTCATCCAGATATTTTTATATTTTATTTGTTTTCCACAAGGAAGTCCGATAGTTTTAAATTGATATTTTGTTGCACAAGACCTACATCTAATTGCTTCGGAATTAATTTTTCTTTTACAGTCAATACAATAATGCTGATAGAGATTTTCTCCATGTTTAAAATTAGAAGCATTTTCTCCTTTATTATATTTTCTAAAATGTTTTAAACAACTGAATTGGGCATTTCTTGAAAGTTTTTTTCCACAATAGATGCAGTATTTTCTTGGATGTTTTGTCTTAAAAATATAATTACATTTAGGACATCTAATACTTCTGAAATCTTTTAGTATTTTTTTACAGTCAAGACACTTAGGAAGATTCTTTTTATTCATTATTCCTCTTATTTTTTAGGATAGAGTATTTTATCAACGATTCCGTACTTTAAAGCATCTTCCGCAAAGAGCCACAATTGCCCGTTACGAATCTGAGTTAATTGCCTTTGATTTAGTTTGGTATATTTTTTCAATATTTCATTCATGTGTTTTTCTAATTTTATAACAAAACCTGCTTGGTCTTTTATATTATTAACATTACCAGAAAGTAAATCCTGGGTAGAGTGCTGCATCCAAAATCCATTAGGAGTAATAAATCTCTTCTTTCCTACAATACTTATCATAGCAGCCATAGAACAGGCTTCTCCAGAGATAATGGTATGAACAGGAGCCTCTATAGATAGGATAGTATCTATTATAGAAAATCCATAAGTTACCCAACCTCCAGGACTGTTTATTTCAAGAGAAATTGGTTCTGTTTTGCTTAAATAATTCATAGCTTTTAATTTGGAACATATCACATCGGCAGAAATATTACTAATTTCATCATAGAGTAAAATATAACGTTGATGATTTAAAATCCGATAATAAAATTCTTCAGACCATTTTCCTTCTTTATTATTGTATTCTTTTTCTTGTTCTATAATTTCTTCGTCTTCGCCTTTATATCTTTTCATGTTACCTCCTTTATTTTTCTTCATACAATTTAAATACCCATTTTGCTTTTGCAAAATTATCTTTTAAAGGTGTTTTCCATGTATGATATAGAACTTCAAAAATGCTCTCAGGCTGTTGAGGAATTAACAATTCTTGATTTTTGAAGGTTATAGATTTTAAAGGAAGCACCTGGTCTTCCTTAATTTCTCCATCAATAGTATAGGTTAAATAATATTTACCATCTTCGGTCCAAGAGGTCCAAATATCTATTTTTTGCTTTTTAGATGGAGACATAACATGTAATTGACCATTAAAGCCGAATCTTTTTGTTAATAATCCAAAAGAAGTTAATTTCTCACATATTTGGTCTAATTCTTGTAGGATTTTTTTCTTAGTATGATACTTACTTATATAAGCCAAATCGAGGTCATCATCATGAGAAATGAAATCATTATCTCTTACAATACCTAATAAAGTTCCATAGATAGGATAAAGTTGTAAATTAAATTGTTGTTTGAACAGTAGTTCCAATTCTTTTATTTCTATTACTTGTTTTATTTTATCTGATTCCGATAATTTAGCAAAATCTAATGTACTTTTTATATTTTCTGGGTCAGTCAAATAATCCCATTCTTTTTTAGGAATTCTCCAATCTACTCCATATTGTTGTCTTAAAAACTCTTCAGGATTATTGGGTACTTTTATTTTTATATTTTTGAAATTAAATTCTTTTAATTCAAATTTTTCATATTTTAATTCATAAAGTTTCCCATAAGTATCATAACAATAAGTACAAGTATAATTTTCTTTATCATAAAATATAAAGAAATCAATTTGTATGTTTCTTTTTCTAAATCTAAATTCATAACCCAATTCTATTTTCCCATAAGAATTTTCAAATTCAAATCCATTATCTATTAATTTTTCTATTAGTTGAGGAGAATAATCATTCACTTTTAATGCCATATCAATATCTTCATCATGAATAATAAACTTATTTTCTCGGATAATACCTAATAAAGTTCCTGCGAAGGGAAAAACAGGGATATTTAATTCATTACAAACACTATAAATATCTTTTAAATTTTCTAATGCATCTTCTTGATTGATAATATTGGTTATTATTTTACCGAATATTTTTTGTTCACTAAATTGAATATTGATTCTACTTTGAAATCTAAGGTGTTCAGGAATATTTGGCTGGGTCAATAATTTTTTACACTCATTATAGGATTCTTGATACTCTCCTACATAATAAGAGCAAATACTTTTTTCAAAAAGTAAATCATAGTCGTAAATATCCTTATTAATAAATAGTTTATCTTTGGGATAGGGAATTTCTAATCCTCTTTTTGCGAACATATATCCTTGTTGGTATTCTCCTCTACATCTACATAATCTAGCTATTCTATAAAGAGTCTCACTCCTGATTGGTCTAAATTCCCAAGCAGCAAGATACCCACTTTTAGCTAATTCTATATTCCCCAATTCTTCTTGGCAATAAGCCGAAGCATACATACTATAATATACTTCTTCCTCCCAACCCCCCATTTTTATTCTTTTTAAATAATACTCTATTGCTTCTTCATACTTACCTGTATCTTTATAAGTTTGAGCAAGATAAAAATGATAGCGAGTACTATTGGGTTCTTCTTTTATTCCTTGTTGTAATAATTCTATATCTCTCTGAGATTTATTTTCCCTATTTTTTCCATCATCAAAACTATGCATAGTAATAGTATTTAAAGTACCTTCAGTTATTTTAGATTTGGTATCTATATATTCATGAGTTACTCCAACATAATACCAATCTATCCTATTATTAATTAAAAGAATTTGGGCATAATCTAAACTACCATCATAATGTAAATAATAAGCATCTGTGGTAAGAATTTCTTTATTAAATTCTTTAGAAATAATAGGAAGCTCATCCGCATCAAGTAATAGTAGGTAATCTGTTTTGTTTTTAGCTATTTTCAATAATTCTGTCCGATTCCAACCAAAATTCTTCCATTCTTTAGAATAAATCTCACAATCTATTTTATTAATATTTGCAAAATTTTTAATTATTTCAATAGTATTATCAGTACTTCCTGTATCGCAAATAATAATTTTATCTACTATACCTTTTACTGAAGAAAGACAACGTTCAATTATTTTTTCTTCATTTTTAACAATCAGGGCTACACCTAAAGTCATTTTATCTCCAATTTTTTAATTAAAGGTAAACAAATAAAAGATGTTCCTGCAGCAATAATTATTAATGGTTTTAATCCTATTAAAGGATAAAGCCAAGCTCCAGATAAGGTAGAAGCGGTTCCTGCTAAATTATTAATGGCACAAAGTAAGGCAAAAGAAGTAGCTTCTTTACCTGTAATAGTACTGGAAGCCATCAGAGTCATAATATTAAGAAAGACAAACATTCCTATAAAACTAAAGACGATACCATAAATTATACAAGAAACAGGAGTAAAATAAAGATAACATAAAGTAGTTACTGCTCCAACAAATACTGAATAGATTAAACATTTTCTTACATCTAGTTTCTTTCCAAATTTAAAATAAAGAATTGACCCACCAATGCTTACAATAGAAGTGATTGCTCCTAATATCCCCATAAATGTGCCCGACCAATGAAAAGAATCTCTTTCAATAAACATTAATGGCGTACCGAATCCTGGAGCAAAATTATAAAGAAAAATAAATAAACACGCAAATAGAAATGATTTATTAGTAAATAATTTTCTATAAGACAAGATGGATGGTATAAGAGTAGGAGGCTTTTGGGTTGATTGGGTTTCCCTTTTAGCACTACTCCTATATTTTACTATTATTCCCATGATAATCAGATAAATGGGTATTAATGCTAAATAACCTACTTTATAAGAATAATGGTCTGCTATATATCCTCCTACTAAACCTGTGATAATACCTGCGAAAGTAATAGAAGTCCATTGTATTGCTTGAATACTACCACATTCATTGGCTTCCTTGCCTTCTACACACATAATACCATCATTGGCTACATCTCGAATAGTTGCATTAAAACTTCCTAAAGCCATTAAAACAACAAGGATTGTTAAAGGTAAGAAACTAATTAATCCTAAATAGAAAGAAATGAGAACACTACCCAAAAGAGATAAGATTATCCAAGTTTTCTTACTTAAATAATTATCGCAAAGAAATCCTTGAATTGGTTTTATCAACCAGGCTATTCCTGCAATGGTACTTAAATACATTATAGTAGACGGAGACAGGTGAAGTTTCTCTTTGAGATAAAAGAACAGACTTAATCCAGGAAGAGATTCAATCCCCTGTGTGAAATATACAGAAGCCGATAGTATATAAATCCAAAGAAGTTTATTATTTATCTTCATTTTTCTTTTTATTATAATCATCTATTAATTTTTTAAGATTTTCAACTAATACCTTATTAACTGTATCGTAAATTTCTGTATAAGAATAACCCGAATTCAATAATTCTTCCCAAATAAGTTCTAAATTAGGTTGAGGTTTAATTAATGCTTTTCTTAAATAATCTTTGAGGTTCATTTAAATTATCTTATCTATTATTCCTTTTTCTAAACATTCTTCTGGATTTAACCATAGTTCCCCATTACGCAAGGTTTCTAAATCCCTATCTGTTAATTTAGTATATTTTTTTAAATGGTCTTCTATCATTTTCCAACATTTCTTAATGAACTCTGCTCTATATTCTACTTTACCAGAATAATCCCCCCAAATTCCTCCAGCCATATCGTGCCCCATCCAAAAAGAATTTTTACTCATTAATCTAGTTTTTCCTACAATAGAAATTAATCCTGCCATAGAACATACATCCCCTATTACTACGGTTATTACTGGACTTTTTAAAAGTTTAATTACATTAATTAAAGAAAATCCGTCTTCAACACTTCCTCCAGGACTAGTAAGATACAAATAAATAGGTTTGTGATTTAGTAAGTCCAAAGCAAACAATCCCTTAACCAGTTTTTCTATATTTTCTGGTTCTACTTCATCATATAGAAATAATTTTCTGTTTTTTAATAATAAATCTCCTACTTTTATTTCAGCAGGTGTTTTTCTTTTTTTAGTTTTCTTTTTCATTATCCCCTCCTTAAAATTAAATGAATTAATAATGGTATACATAATATGTTTAGTACCATAAGAATTTTAAAACTTATTGCACATGCTTTAGAAAAAATCTCCAATCCTTTCTTATCTCCCCAAATTTTAATAAAAAGAGGTAAATAAACCACATATCCCCCATCAAGACAGGGGGCAAGAGGAAGTGCATTTCCAATTCCTAAAATTAAAGAAAGATAACCAAAATACCACAAATAATAGTTAAACAATAATTTTCCTAATAACATCACAATAGTTCCTATAAGTACATTAGTAGTTACTCCTGCCATAGCAATAAGAAATTTTTTACCATAAGGTAAATTAATAAAGTCATCTTTTTCATTTGATGTATCGGTTTCTCCTTTTAATTTACAGTATCCTCCTAATAATAATGGACTGATATTATATCGAGTTTCTTTCCATTCAAAACTATAAATGGGTTTTCCGAAACCAATACTAAATACTAAAACAGGGCATCCTACTGATTTAGCGACAATTAAATGGGCTAATTCGTGGACTAATATGCAAAAGAAAAGACTTACTAAAAATAATATTATCATTTAGTCCTCCATTTACGGTCAAATATGGTTTTTCCGATAGTATGGTCATATTCGTGCAAAATCACAAAAGATTCTAGGTCTTGCATTAATCCTGTATTTTCCTTTAAATTTTCATCTAAATAATAAACAGTACAATAAATATATCTTAAAGTATCCACATAAATTCCAGGGAAACTAATACATCCCTCATCTTTTACTTTTATAGGATTTGATTTTTCTATTATTTTTGCATTGATAATAATCATTTCATTATATTCTAATTTATCTTTATTCATTTTAGGGATTTTAATGTAACTTATTTTTTTCTGAATTCCAATTTGGTTTCCACTAATTCCCAATCCACCATGAGATTCTAAGGTATCTTTTAATTTTTGTATGATTTCGATTATATTATCTTCTTTAGTTACTTCCAAACAAGGTTTTCTTAGTTGATTAATGTCGGTAATAATAGGTAATTTTTGCGACACTTCTTTTATAAAAATTGGTTTATAATTTTTTTCTTGCATCTTTTTTAAGGATTCTCTTTCTGATTTTGTTAAGTAACCATTTTCTTGTCTAACTTTTTGTTCAGCAAGATAAATATCAAATTCTGATTGGTCTTTAAAAGTTTGTTTCATCATAATAAATCTCCTTTATTAATTTTTTATGATTCAATTGCATCTCTTTCTGCTTGTAATCCTTTTTCTAATTGTTTGATTTTTTCTTTGGCTTCACAAAGAGGACAGTTTTTTTCTTCATAGGTAATATCACAATCGTTACAATAATACATTTTATTTACCTCCTAAAAAATTTTATTTCTAATATTCTTATTTCGATAATATATCTTATTGATAATATTATAATAATTAAACCTAAACCTATATATGTCATTTTATTTTCCCCCTCTTTGATTCAAGATATGTAATTCTTTTTTCAATTTAATTAATTTTTTATATTTCCATATTGGTCTTCTATTTCCTTTTCCACATCCTTTTCCATTTAATAATTTAAGAAGTTTAAGTAAAATTTTTTGTTGTTGTTTTTTAACTATAAAAGGAAGGGGCAATATTAATCTTAATTGTTTTGCATATATCGTTAATAAATAACAAAGTTTTCTGTTTTTTTGGAGTTTTAGTTTACGAAGAGTTCCTTTTACAATTTTTTGAGCAAATTTCAATAATTTTTCATTAGTATTAGAAATAGTAATAATACAACTTATTCCAGGATTGGGGCGTTTTTTTTCATGTTTAAAGATTATGCTTAAGCAACCTTCGCCATCTATAAGAGCAGAAATCCAACCTTTTTGAAATTTTGTCATTATATTATTTTTCCCAAAATTAATAGACTAACTCCAATTATTATACTTTCCCAATAAGATACAGGCAAAAATAACCAAAACCGTTTGTGCCAATAAATTCTCCCTTTTTTAAAATTCCTCAATCCATAATGTTTTGATTCCACAAACCATAAAAAATCTTCTATTATCCAATACCAAAAGAATAATCCCATTAAAGTAAGTTCTTTTTTTAAAGTAAAACTTATAAATAAAAATGGACTGTGGAATAACATTAAAAACATAAGAAGCATGTAAAAATGATACCCAGTTAATGGTTTATTAATAAGTAGGTTAATTAGACGATTATTTATTGTCCAACAAGGAAATCTTAAACCCCACCCCATTTTTCCTTCTGACATTAATTCCATTTTAGCATGTAAGGTTGCTAATAAAATTAAATAAAGAATAATTATAATCATTTTTTTATTTTTGGATAAGGTAATGAAGTTAAAAAAGAAAGTAGTTCTTTTTTTCTTTTTTTAGATTTACAAATTAATAAAATATATTTGTGTTTTCCTTGCATTAATACTTTTTCAGCTCCTTGAGATAGCAATTGTTTTACATGCTGTTTTTCATTACAATTTTTTCGTCTACCAAGACCTCTACGAGTAATTAGTTGCCCATTATATAAATATCTTGTTTCTGAATTAGTTTTTCCTAAATAAATAAAATTCAATGCCTGATAAATATAACCTGCATGAGAAAAATTAGCATCAGCATAACTTAATATTACTTCATAATTAGAATTTAATTTTAACCATTTGAAAGATTGTGATAAACAATAAGATAAAATGTTTCTTTCTAATTTTTTAATCATAACAACTCTACTTAATTCGATTCCAATGTGTTGAGTTTCATTATGCCAAATTGAAGTAAATGAAAATTGATTTGCTGGAATAGAATAAATAGCACATCCTATTAATTCATTATCATAATAAAAACCGAATCTATATTTTATTGCTTGGGGAATTTTATGAGAATAATGATAAGTTTCTATTAAATTTTTTGCTATATTTTTATCAAAATTAATGATAATTTTAATCATTTTAAAATAACCAAGATTTGTGAATTAAATTATAAAGATTAGTTACTAATTGATGAATTTCTTTCATTTCAATACTAAATTTTAGTGATAAATCATAAATTTTATAAGCTGCGCCTATCATACAAAAGGTTAAAATAACCATACTTATTCTTTGAATAATACCTATTATATAATATGTTTTTTGTAATTTTTCATTCATCTTAGGGAACCTCTAAATTTTCTAAAAAGTATAAAGTTCCTTCTTTACTTATTATTAAAATATCCAAATCCCCATCTCCGTCATAATCAATCACTACAGGATAATTAAAAGAATAATTAAATCCAGGAACTAAATCTTTTAGTATATGTAATCTAAACTTTGGTGTTTTAGCACTTACAGATACTGGAAGTACTAACAAAATACTAATAAATATTAAAAATAATATTAATTTTTTCATTTTATTATCCTAGATATCCACAATCTAAGCAAATATTATAAGTACATGCTTTTGGTGGGGCTCCATAATAACGAGTAACTTCTCGCCATCTGTGATTTAGTAAGAAACAATGAATTATTATTTTCCATTTTGCTAGTAAAAATTTATCTAACATTACTCTCTCCATTTTTGCGTTCTACATTAATATAATTTATTTCTTCCAAATCTTGTGGTACATTTTGATAAATTAGGCAAACTTGATAAGGCAATCCTTTTAAAATTTCTATAAGTTTAATTAAATTTATTTTATCTATAGAATTGATTCCTTCATCTATAAGAATAAGTCCTTCATTTATTCCTTCTTGTAATAGAATACCTAATTTAAAAATCACCCCAAGAAAAGTTTTCTGTCCATTACTTAATTGAGAATAATTAAGTTCCTGTCCATTATTATTGATTTTAATGAAATCTTTTTCTATACTAAATTCAATTGTCAAATTAAGTTCTTTTAATAAATCATTTATTATAATTGATAAATTTTGAAGCCATTCCTGTATGTAATAAGCAGAAAAGGAATCCAATACTTTAACTGAATCGGTGTAAAGTTGTACATCTTTAAGTGTATACTTATAGGCACTAAATTTTTGTGCTTCTTTTAATTTCATTAAATTTTCTTTTATTTTTTGTACATGTTTTTGTGTAGATTCATACATAGCATTGTAGTTCTGCATACAATCTTCTTCATTAGTAATTAGGTTATTTATTTCTTTTATTTCAGATTCTATAATTTCTATTTCTTTTGCTTTAGCAGTTTCTACAGAAGTTAAATTATCTTTTAATTCATGACAAGTTCTTCCTAAAATAGGGCACAATCCTTTATTCAACTTTTTAATATCTTGATTTTTAAAATAAATTATTTTCTCTCTGGAAGAAATTTCACTTTTATAGTTACCGATTATTTTAGATTGTTCTTCACAATCCGCCTTTGCGGTATTTAAAGCTTCTTGCGCTTTTCTTAATCCCATTTCCAAAATCATTAGTCTTTTTTCTGATAAATTAAAAGAATAAAGACGTTTATTTACATTGTAAGTTTCTCGTTCTAGTTTTTTAGCTAAAAGAGACTGTCTTATTTTATTAAACTGGTCTGCAAAGAATTCCATTAATGCCTTACGAAGTGAAATAGTACCTAAATCCAAAAGATTAATACCTTTCTTTTGGTCGATTAAATTATAAGTTCTAAAATGTTGAAAATCACAACCAAATAATTCATTAAGATGCTTTTGAGCAATTGTAGGATTATTAAATTGAACTTCAACTTCATTTTTATAAATTTTTAAAACATTGGGTATTGCTCTATAAATTCTATAATGTTCATTATTTAGTGAACATTCTATAATGACTGAACATTCTTTTGTTCCTATTTTAATAAGGTCTTTTAAATTAATATCTCCGACTTCTCCAAATAATCCAAATAACAATGCTGATAAAATTGTAGTTTTCCCTGAACCGTTGCCTGAAGAAGCAATATCATCATAATTAATTCCTGTAATTAAATTTATCTTATCAAAAATAATGGTTTGGTCTAAAAATAATTGGAAATTTTTAAGAATCAGTTTATTTATTTGCATTTTTTTAATTCCTTACTCAAAAATTTTAAATAAGTAGTACTTAAATTGGTTATTAAAGCCATTAGTTCTTCCAACATGATGTCAGTAGTATTTTTATTTTCTTTTTCAATTATACAATACCTATACTTATCGCATTTAGGAGAAGTCTTTTTAATTAATCCTGCACAAAAAATAACTCCATTCTTAAATACTGCTTTAGAAGTACAAACACAATTCTTACAGGAGAAGTGTTTTTTCTTATTTAATTTCATCTTTTCCTTTTTCATCATTTAAAATGGTCTTTTTAAAATAACAATTTCCTGCTTTATGATAAATTACTATTCCTTCTGGATTCATAAATCCAGGAGATGCTTTGCTTCCTGTAATTCTTAATTCATCTAATATACTACTTATAATAGAAGTATTAAACATTCCTTCATAAAGAATAGGTACAACAGAACAACAGTCAGGACAAAATTCTTCTTTTTCTTTTAAACAATCAAAAGAAATGGGATTAACTTCATCTTGTTTTATCCATCTTTTAGTATTAAATAAAGAAAATCTTTTTTCTAATAATCCATAACCTCGTTGTATTCCTTTACCCCAAAACTCTCCATAATGATAACCTTTACCTAATTTTAATAATTCTTCCTTATTTTCCATAACCCAATGCCAAAATCCATGATTATCAGTATGTTCATCTAACCATCTATTTCGAGAACCAGCATAAATATTATTGTTTTCATTAATGTAAACTAATCCATTAGTTCCATCAATTTTTTCTGTAATAATAATATCTCTCGAAAGTCTTGCAATTTTAGAAAAAGTTTTAAATTCTGGAGAACATGTAGGGCATAACTCTTCATCAGTTGGTACTCCTTCTGCTTCCCATTCAGTTTTACATTGATAACATACGTGATTTAATTTCATTTTAATCCTCCAATATACCTTTTACCACATTGATTACATTTTAAAATGGCAAGATTTATTCCATAATAAGTATCTTTTATTTTTCCTCCACAAAAACAATTCTTTCGGTCTACATTTTTATAATAACTTTCTTTTAATATATCTGCTTTTGTTATACCTAAATCATAAACAATTCCATTTGAAAATTTCATACGAATTGGAAACAGTCCTAAAATTGTCAATAATAATTTTCTAATTGAGTTCATTTAATAATACCTCCTTAATTTTCTCATCTACTTTATTTTTTCCTAACCAATTAATTAACGATTCTTTTAATGTTATGTTTTCGGATTTAACCACAACTAAATTATTTAAAATTATAAATTCTTTTTTCTCCCTAAATAAAACAAATTTATCCTGATACTTCTGATAATAAGGAAGGAAATTACGATAATTTTCATAATCTTTAAATACTATACGAACCTTAGTTTTAGCAGGTAATTGGTCTAATTTAGTTAAAAGGTCGGATAAGACTAAATTTGAAGGGGAATTTGCCTTGTTTTGGCTTGTTTTAGGCATGTTCTCGGCAGAAAGGTCATTTGCTATGACCTGATTTTGACTATTTTGAGGTAAAAGAAGAATTTCTTTATCTAAGTTGAATGAAATCATAGGGATAGGACTATTTAAGTCTATAAATCTCCATTCAGGGCGGTCAGTTTCATAACCTAAGCAAACTCCTACTTTTTTAGGAATATCTAAGTCATCTTTAAAATCAACATATCTTATACTTCCTAATTGGCAAACAGAGGAATTATTAATTATTTCATGATTATGTCCATGACCTAAAATTACATATCTATATTGTTTTAAAGTTTGGGAATCTATAGTTCCTCCATAATTTTTAGAAGATTGATTAACAATGAAGTGTCCTACAAATAATTTATTTCCATCGTGGTATTCCTTTACCACATTTATGGTATCTTTGAGAATCCCAAAGTGATTTATAATACTTTCTGAATTTGTCGTACTCTCATGGCTATTGGCTGCAAGTAAGACAGTAGGTAGGTTTATTTTTTTGAGGAAAGTAGAAAGACAATCTAATTCTTTTGAGGTAGGAATAATTTTATCAAAGGAATCTCCAGCAATAACTAATTTATTGATACAATATTTATCTTTAATTATTAGTAATTCATCAAAAATAGAATTAATTTCTTCAAGGTCGGACTCAATTATATGGAAATCAGAACAAAACATTAAATTCATTAAAGTCTTCTCCTTATTCGATTAGGTAATACAGAATTTATAAAATATAACATTATGTTAGGTCTTTTGAAATTAAAACATCCTCTCATTTTATAAGGATAAAACCAATAGATTTCCCAAAATAAATGAAACATACAAATCAATGCTAAAATTGCTGAACTTATAATAAATAAATCATAAATAATAATTCCATAACTTAATCTCACAAAATCATTTAATAAAGCCAGATTAATAAATTTACGAGACATTGATTTAGCAGTTTTTGCTTTTTTAATTTTAGCTGCTTGGATACTATATTTTAAAGCATCTCCAATAGAAGTTAATACTAACAATCCACCTATTATATCTTTAATTAGTAGATTCATCTTTTCCTCTTTTTAGTCCAGGAATCCAATTATTAAAATCACATACCAAATAAAAATGCCCATCCTCATCTTCTTTTTGCCTATAGAAGATACAAGATGGACAATTATCATTCCATTCTGGATTTACATTTATTTTAAATTTTTCACACCAAATCATCATTATTTTTACCTCTTTGGGATGGGGAGATTTTTTTCTACCCCATCATTATAACTATTTAGTTTCAGGTTTGCGTTCTGCTTTTGCTTTTCTAATAGCAACTTTATCTGTTTCGCAAAGTAATTGATTGCTACGCATCGTGGAAAGGAATTTCACTACTACTTTTAATGCTTTAACAACCGATTTTGCACCTGCATCTGTAGCTTCAGCCTCAATTACTTCTAAATCTTTTAAGGCACCTTCAACTGTTATCACGTTTGTATCCTCCTTTTTCCAGAATTCTTTATTTCTTAGTTACATTTAAATAAACATAAGCTGCCAATCCTCCTATTACGATACCAACTATTACTCCAACTACTACTCCTAAATTAAACATTTGCATTACCTCCTTTCTTAATTATTTTTTTCTCCTACTTTCTTTTTGTGCTAATCGTTTTTTTGTACTTGGTTTAACATAATATCTTCTCTCTTTTACTTCTCGTATTATTTCTTCTGATTCTCTTTTGAATTTTTTAAGCATATTTTCAAAGTTAGAATTGATTGGAATATTTTCTGGTAATTGAATCGGTTTTTTAAATTCTTTATTCTCTTCCATTGTTACTCCTTTTTGAGTCCAGCAAAAGCTAATAATAAAGCATCTGCAATATTGTCATCAATAATTTTCTCTTCTACTACATTACTTATCCATCTCATTATTTCTTTTTTCTTATCTTTAGGTTTTGTACCCTTTCCTAAATGAGATTGAAATCCTACTAATTTACGTGCTGTAATAGGAAAGATTATTTTTCTTTCATTAAATCTATCATACAATTCGGCATAAGCAATTCCCTGTAATGCTCTCAAAAATCCAAAAGTAACTACATTCATCTTTAAAAATGAATTCTCTAATACTAATAACATCGTTACTCCTTCGGGATTTGATAATTGTGTTTTTACCTCTTTTCTGATTAACTTTAAAAATGATTCTAAATGAGCATCGTATTTTTCATTTTTATCTTCTAAATCTTTTGGTAATGTAGGTAATTGTATTATAAATGTTTTTATCCATAATTTCTTTTTAAAAATAGAAATCATTGCGATTCCAGATTTAGTAGCAGTATCAATAGCAAGACAAAATATATTATCCTGAAGTTTAAATCCAAGATTCTTTTCAAGTTTCTTTAATGATTTAATCATTTTCTATTTGATTTAAAAATCTTTCTATTAATTGTAATTTATTTCCTATTTCTATTAAAATATAACATAAATATCCATTAATTGTATATGTATCTTTTTCCCAAGAATCCCAAATTTTTACTTCTATTGTATAATTATTTTGTGCCATCTATCTTCCTTCTCTCTTTTGGATTTAATATTCATTTTTTTATTATTGTGCTTTTCCTTTTTTGTTTATATTTAATCCTTTAATTTCGTAAGAAGCATCATAATTAATATTATCTCCTTTTGGATAGGGCAATATTTTCCATTTAAGTGCTGCTCTCATTTCTTTCTTTTGTTTATAATTGCCAAGAAACATCAAATATCGGTGTTTTGGTGTAACTTTTATCGGTTCATAACCATTTTTTATAGCATTTTCTATACTTCCAGTACCTAATCTATTAAATATTACTTTCCTATGATACATTTTTCCATCTTTTCTAAATTCAATATCCCCACAACCCATTCCAGTATATAACCAATTAAGTGCCTGATAAATATAACCATGATGTCCTTGTCCACTATCAGAATAAGAAATAACTGTTATTGGTTGGGGCAATAACTTTAAACAAGAACTAACAAAAAAAGACAAAGTGTTTTTTGGTAATAATTCGTTTACAATTAATCGGTTAAGTTCTATACACCGATAATTTCCTAGTAAATTATTTAAAGAATTATTTGCACTCATTCCAAAGGTACAAACTCCTTGCAAAATATTATTTTTATTATAAAGACCATAAGAATAAATGATAATAGCAGGAATTCTATGTGCATAGTGTTTATTTAAAAACCACTCATAAGTTAATTTCTTATCAATATTTTTAACAGAAAAATCTAATTTATTAAAATCATATACTTCTTCTTTACGTTCTTTTTTAATTGGAGCGGAGTTAGCGACTTGCACGCTACTCTCGGAACTGGAAGTTCCGCATGTCTTTTTCGACACTTCCCCTGCGAATTTAGTTTTAAGTTTTAATAATTCTTCATCACTTAATTTAGATAAATCCATTAAATTAATCCTCTTCTTTTAAGTTCTTCATTAATTTCTTTTTCGGTAAGATTATCCTGTTTCTTTGTTTTCTTTACTTTAATTTCTTTAATCAATCCCAAATCCCAGCCTAATGCTTCAAAAATATTCTCACACTTTCCTATAATAGTCTTATCTATCATTTTCTTCCAATTTATATTTTTTACATGGTCAAATTGTTCTTCGTTATACGCAAGTACATTTTTATCTATTTCTTTTTCACTTGACTTTTCTTCTTTTTCTCCAGTATCTTTATTCTTCATACTTCTTGTTGCTCTACGAATTGCTTTTCCAAAAGGTTCTACATACAAATAATAAAATGTATCTCCTGCAACTTTATTAAATCCACATAATTCTTTTGAATATTCTAATGCTCTGGTAAAAATAGGAGGAGATTTATAAACTGTAGTATTACTTATTTTACAAGGGAATCCAATTTCTGTAATAGATACGGTCTTAATCGCTTCTTTTTGTGAAACGATAAATTCTACAATCGCCTCTTGTGATTCATTATCGAGTATTTTATCTATTAATTTAGTTTGAAATTCTTGCATAAATTTACTGCTATCTTTTCTTTTTGCCTCAATTCCTTTTACTTCTATCTTTAATTTATTATCTTTGGTTCTTAATCTTCCTTTATAATGACAAAGTGCTACAATCAAAATCTGTTCATATTTCCCTTCATAATCGAATTCAATTCCTGTTTTTTCTTTATTATATTTTTCTTTTGCCCATTGTTGAACTAATTGATTACATAATTCTAAAGGATTTTCTTTTGCTATTACCATAACTGAATCGGTATCCAAATAAATTACTTTTACACTACGCTTTCCTAATTCAATTTCAATGTAGTGTAACAAATCTCTAACTATTGAAGTAATCGCACTTGCTATATTTACATTATAAAGTCTAAAAACTTTTAATGCAGTTACTCCAAATAATGAATTCACTAATGCTTTTACTGCATCGTATTTCATTTGGAGGTCTTTTGCTTCAGGAGTTTCGGGGTCTAATGATTTAAGTTGTTTCTTTAAATAATCTTTTTTGATTATTAACTTCCTGGCTAATGTAGGTAATAAAGCATTTGAATTTTGTTTAAAATAAACAGGATACTTTACTTCATTAGTTTCTCGGTCAGTAATATCGATTTTCAATTCATTTTTATTAATGGTTAAATTAGCAATATCTAAACAAAAATCTATAATCGCCATTGGATAGGCAGAATTTCCAGAAATAAATACTTTCCCTTTTCTTCTCATAATTACAAAACCATTTTTAACGGTTGGACACCATACTATACCAGAATATAATACTTTCTTTTTTTGCGGAGAATATAAATTAGTATAATGTTCATTATTAAAATAAACATTTTTTCTTCCATCTTCTTGGGTAGAATATCCTAATAATACTAATAAATATTGAAATCTATCTCTTGCTAATTTATCTTTAGCATTGTAATTATTTTTGTTCTTATCTCCATCACCTTTCATTAATTCTTTAAATAAAATATTTAATTGTCTAGTAGATAGTTCTTTTAACATCCATAAGGGAATAACTTTATAATTATCTTCTAACTGGATGTAAGTTGAATAAAGCCATTTTAAATTCCAATCTAACTCTCCTTTTCTAATTCCTTTTCTATCATATTTAGAAACATTCCATTTCAATTGTTTAAATAATAAATCTATTTCCTTACAAAATACTGGATTGGCTTTAGAACTTTGACTAATATGATAAATATTACTTTTTACTCTACTATTGCCAAGTTCATTGTGTCCTTCTGTAATTATCCAAGCATGGATTTTTAATAATTCATCGGAAATAGGATAGTCTTTATTTCTTTTAAAGTTTGCAGAAAGAGGTAAAATAGTATGATATGTATGAAAATCTTTAGCAAATGCGATTTGCCAAGAATCTTTTTTAGCTTTTTTATGATTATTATTAACAGTATATTTGTATAGAACTTTATGATTCCAAGTTAATAATTGTTTAGTTTTACTATTTTCTAAACTATACATTTCCAAAATTTTAACTTTTTTAATATTTAAATATAGCATTTGTTGAAATTCAATTAAATTTCTTTCTACACTAAAGGTTGCTAATTCTTCTTTTTCTTGTAACTCATTATATTTTTTCCATCCATCTATAGAAAGAATTTCTGTATCTTCAGAATAGCATCCTAAATCAAGTTTATATAAATTTTCAAATCTTCCAGTATCACATTTTCTATAGGCTCCTTCGAACTCAATTTCTTCAATAAAATCTTCTCCATAATGTTTGGAAGGAAGTACTATTCCTTTTGATTTAGCTTCTGATAATAACATCATATCTAATACTTTCGAATTCCAAACAATATCTTCCCAAAGACATTTTCCCATTCTACGAATTTCATCATAATAAGGGATAATCTTTTTTTCTTTCTCAATTCCAACCATTTTCTTGATGTCTTCTATGTTCTTCTCTTTTATTTCTTCAGTAATTTGACTAAAATCTGCTTTTTTATTTAAAGGAGTATTTAAGTATTTATGAGCAATAGAATCCAAAGCATAAGATACTTCTCCTTTATAAATTTTCTTAAATAAATCCAAATAATCTAATATACTTATTCCTGTAGGATAAGGAATCTCGTCTTCTTTCCTACCGTATCTCATCTTACTTATTGGAGAAATTAATTCTGCTAATTCTAAATTCCATAATCTTTTTATCCGAGCAGCCAAATAAGGATAATCAAATTGGACAAAATTCCAACCTAAAATAAGGTCGGGTTGAGTATCTTTAATATAACGAATTGCATTTTTTAATAAATCATCTTCAGCCATTTCTAATTTATCTTGTTTGTAATCCAATTTTTCAAATATTAAATCTTCAAGATAATCTTTAATAAACCAATTTCGGATGGTTTTTTCTAATGAATTATAAATAGAAATTGAAGTAATTGTTTTATCGGGATTAAGATAAGAAGGCAATTCTTTTGTTTGAATTTCAATATCAATAAATAAATATTTAGTTGGAGAAGGAAGAATTTCACTTACCTTATCAATCATGTAACGTTTTGGATAAATAACATCTGCCTCATAAGAAGTATCTGTTTTCCGTCTTTTTATTTCTCCAGGTTCTCTGCAAGTAATTTTCGATACTTTTTTTCCGTCGATTGTTTGATAAATTCCTTTCGGGTCCTCTTCATAAAAATAAGGTTTAAAAATAGTATCCTGCATAATAGTAAGAGAACCATCCTTCTGTCTATTAAAAAGATATATCTTATTTCCTATATTGGCTATATTTTTTAAAGGATAATTAAGCATTATTTCCCTTTATTGTATTCTTCAAACGCTTTATATAATCTTCCTTCTTTAGGTAATTTAGTCCAATCATTATTTATACTTAATAATAATTGTTTGCATTTATTATCACAATGTAAAGTTTCTTTAATCCCTTTCATTGAAAAACAATTAACCAATTCATTTGGGTCTATCGGTAAAATATACTTCCCACAAACATCACAAATTGCTCCTGAACTTGTTATCATTCTATCTCCTTATTTATAATCAATAATTAAATGAGCAGGAATCCAAATTGCATCCCTCCCATTATCTATTAATAAATTCATCATTTTATTTGCTCCAACGGGGTTCATGCTATGAATATAACAAAGTGTATCTACTTGTAAATTATTTTCAATAAGTTTTTTTATAAATTGATAACCTGTATTTTCTTCTGAAGAATCAACCCAATGACGACTATCCAAATCATAGTCAAGCATCATTACTTTAAATTCATTAAGCAAACATGATTCATACGCATCCTTAACATTATCAAAAATAAATAATTCTTGATTTTTAAATAATTGTTTAAATTTTTCTATTCTTTCAAAATTATCTTCGAGTATTAAAATTTTCATTTTAATTCTAATCCACAATTACCACATTGAGTTGATAAATTATTTTTTAGTGGACCATCACATTGACATGGAATCCCATCAGTATTATCTACAGGAGTTATTAAATCTTTAGTAGTTGCAATATAATCTGCGGTATAAACACAAAGTTCTAATAAGGTATAATCTTTTATCTCTTTTTTTATTATTTGAGGAGTCCACAATCCCATGTGAAAACAAATACAATTATTTATTTTTTGTAGTATTTCATCATTAAATTCGTCGCTAATTATAAAATAATTATGAGCATATACAGGATGATTTTCATAATCGGCATAAGTTATTTTAGGGTCTTCTTTTGGAGAAGGAACTTTAGCAATATCATGTAAAATAGTTGCAGATAAAACAATATCTCTATCTATTCCTTTTATTCCCCATCCATCGCACAATCTATTGGCAATATAAATAGTTCTTTTTACATGAATTAATAATCCACTTTTTATGCAAGTACATGTTGGATGATATTTTCCTGTAGAAGAAGCCATTCCAATAAAAAAATAATTTGGAGTATTATTTAAAGTTGATTTGGTAAAATTTTTAATTTCTTGATTTTGAATTAAATTAATTTCTTGTTCTAATACATTCTTATTCATTTTATTTCTTTATCCTCTTTAAAATAATAATCATATAAACTATACTTAATATTAGAATATACACTATCAAAAGTTTGTTTATTTAATTGACAGAACTTATGTAAATTTTCAAAAGGAATAGTCATAGTTTCCTTCCCATAAGTAATTTGTAATGGTTTTTTCTCATCAATACATTTTTGAATAATATAACTACGAACAGAGGCAAATCCTTTATAAAGTTTTTTGATTTTAACTTTTTTCATTTTATTTTAATTATATATTTTTTAATTAAACATTCTATTATTAAACAAAATATGCCGAAATTAGAAATTCTAAAATCTATCCATAATTTTCCATTTTTAAAATAACTCTTAACATCTTTAAAATAAAAAGGTAATTTAGCCATTATAATCCTATCTGTAAACGTTCTTGAATAATTTTATAATCTTTATCTTCATGTAATCTATAGGTTAAATAAGCAATAACATTTCTGTTATCTTGATTATTTTCTTGGAAATCTACTCTTAACAATTCTACTATATAACCTATATAATAGTTTGGCTCGTTAATTTGTTTATTAAATAAATCAAATACATAATTTTTTACTGATTCTTTATAATTTTGGGCTTTTACCATTTGTTCTTGAGAAACTTCTATTCTATGAATAAACATTATTTCCTCTTTTTTAATTTAGGACAAAATTTTTGTTCACATAACTGTGCTTTATTTTTTGGATGTATACAAAAAATAGAATTATCATATTGACATTGTTTAAAATTACATTTTTTCATTTTTAATTTACTCCTATTTTAATCTTTAAATGCTAATACAATTTTAGCACAATCAGATTTATTATATAAAGTATTGTACTTATCCACTTCTAATGCTTTCTGTTTTGCTTCTATTTCATTTTCAGCAAATACATCTAACTCTGTTTTACCTACAACTTTATAAATATGTATATGATATTTCATTATTCCTCCTGTTCGAATTCAATCCAATCTTTATACAAAGTTTCAATCTCAGAATTACTAGGTTTCCTAAATCCAAATTCATTATAAAAATTAGTTCTTACTTCCGTTTCTTCTGGTGCAGTTCCACTAATCTTTTTCTTTTCTAATCTGTAGCAAATTTCAAATCCTATCGGAAATGATTTATTTTTATCTCCTATTTTAAATTTATAAGTAGGCGCATCTGCCTTTGTGGCACGATATGTCTTAATAATAAGTGTCGCCCAATGAGCAAGTGCTTTACCACCACTTAATTTTTCTAATTTTATGTATCCTCCTAAATCCATTCTTGATTGTCCTATTAAAATAAAAGTTACATTACCTTTATAATTTCCTGAAGCATCCATTCTAAAAAATTGACTTAAACGTCTTGCCAATAATGCCATTGTATCATCGCCTGTGCTTTTTTCTTCGCCTTTCTTGGTTTCCTGTTCACCTTCAGGAGAAAGAGATTGTACTGAATCTAAAATTATTACATCGACTACCTTTTCTTTACTCATCTTAATTGCGGTATCTAATCCTTCTTCGGCATGGTCAAAATGACCAATTAATAATTTACTTCTATCTATTCCGCATTTATCTGCCCAAGAATTATCAAATGAAGTTTCCAAATCTAAATAAAGACAAGTCTTTCCTAATTTTTGAGCTTGAGCAATCAAATAAAGTGCTGTAGTACTCTTTGTTGAACCTTTGTTTCCCCAAATAACAGAAAATGCTCCTGCAGGGAATCCAGTAATCATTTTATCTAATTCAGGTATACCTGTAGGAATTCTTTCTCTTTCGGGTTCTTCAGAAGCAAAATGTATGATTTCATGTCCAAATTGTTTAGTTAATTCATTTATTGTTTTCTTTAGTTCAGGATTGATAGAAATTTCTTTTTCAGGCAAATTTGCATCACTTTGTTCCATTATTGGGTCTATTTCTTCTTTTTGGCTATCTTCTTTGCGACTTTTTAATAATTTATGGCACAATGGAGGAGTTTTAATTAATTCTTTTTCCAAATTAATTCTTTCTAATTTACCTTCTTTGGCTTCTTGCAATCCTTTTTCTACTAATTTTTTGGATTCCTTAGATAAAGGAATTATTTTATTCTTCTTTCCTTTTGCACCTTTAGTTCTACTCATTATTGCCTCCAAGAATTCTTCTGCATAAAATATGATAGTTTCTTCCTTTTACATACTTATGACATCTTTTACAGGCAAGTTCATTTTCATCGGTATTATAAGTATTATGTCCTATTATTATGCAAACTAATTGCATAAAAGTATCTTCTAAAACATATCTTCTGCACCATTTATTAAATCTATATCTTAATGCATTTTCCCAACCTGCTTTAGTAAATAAATCATAACCTTCTCTACTTGGCATTTTCTAACTCCTTTTATTTAACATCTCTTCTATTACCTACTATTTTATTTCCTAAATATTTAATAACATCTGTAAGTTTTAATAATTTATAATTACTAAACTTATTTAAATAGTATCCACTATACCAAATCAAATCTCCTATAAATATCCTTAATTTTAGCATTTTATTCCTCTCCTAATCCCAAAGGTTTCCCATGTATTTTATAAATAATTCCAATCCTTCTTGATATTCCTTTTTTTCTATTTCAGTTAAAATTCTCCCCTCATTTACCCAAATAAGATGTAATTTAAAAGCACGAATCATTTTATCTAATCTTTCATCTCGTTTTATTAGAGCAGTTTCATCATCGTATTTTTCGGCTAAATCAATAGGTATTCCATGTTGATATTTTTTAAGATAAGTAATTCCTTCAGAAATTATTTCTGCTAAACAAATATCAAAATCCCAGGTATCTTCGTTAGCCCAACCTCTAATACCTCTTTGTATAAAATTACGTATTTTTCTAATCATTTCTTCTCCTTTAATAATCTACAAAAATCAGCAAATGTTAGCATAATTAATTTGCCCTCTATCTCATTCTCTATAACATACAATGGTATTTTGGTACTATTCAAAGGAACTTGATTTAATAAATCCTGCCAAACTTTCTTACTAAAGAATTTTCCTTTATGATTCTTACATTCACTATACACGTTTTTGGAAAGACAATCTCCTATTTCAGTATTCCTTTGTCCACCAGAAGAAGCCTTAGTAGGTCTTATAGGAGGATTTTCTTGAAAAATCTCCTGTAATTTTTCACAAACAAATTCTTCTAATTGTTTACCTTTTTCTTTATTAGTCATTTTAAATTATCTTTTTTTTAGTTAGTTCTCTTCTTTCATCCATTCTTCTTAATATTTCAATCGGTAAATATTCGTTTAATAATGTGAATAAGTTTTCCAAATCTCCATGTCTGAATTGATTGGTATATCCACCTGGAAACTCTCTAACAACAGTAATATATCCATTTTTCCATTTTGTTAATCTAATATTTTTATTTCTATATATTTCAATTCTTTGTTCTCTATCTGAATATTTATAACATTCTTTAGAACAATATTTTCTATCTGGATTATCAGTAAAAAAGGTTTTTCCACATTTGATTCTTTTACATTTAATTGGAATTTTAATTTTCATTATATTGGATTATTAGTTTCATTTAATTCTTTATTAAAAAAATTAAATTTACAATTTATTCGTTCCGTTTGATTATGTCCAAGAGGGTCTCGCATTTTATCTATAATCCAATGACCTTCTATTCCATCACTAGGATTATTATATTGATACCTTGCAGCAAATGAAGCAAATGATTTAATTAAATTCACAGCAAAATAATCATCGTTTTCTTTTAATTGAGTAAAAACAATGAGGATTCCACCTTTACGCCTCATTTCATCAGCAAGATGTTTAAATACTGATTGTGTCATTGCAAAGTCTTCCCCTGTGTACAACCAATCAATTATGGAAAAAGAATTAGGCACAATTTCTATTTGGGTAGGATTATCAATTGATTCTTTTGAAATATAATAATCTTTTTGAGTTAATCCTAATTTTTGAGCTATTTTTTCGTGTCTACTGCCTGATTCCAAAGAAATGTAATAAGGCATTATCTCATCATTTAATTTTTTGGCGTTTTCTTTAATTTTTTTGATAATATTCATAGCAATATGTGTTTTTCCTTTACCTGTTGCAGTTCCTAATAAAACAATATCTCCACTATGAAAATTAGCCACATTACTAAAATAAGGTATTTCGTATTTATATTCTGCAGAAAATTCTTGTGCCTCAGTAACCCATTCTATTTGTTGTTTTAGGTCATAACGACCTCTTCCTCTTCTAACTAATTTACCTTCTTTATGTAATTTAGCTAAGTATTTATCTACAATTGCTCTTTTTAAATTAGTATGTTCCATTACATCTTTTGCAGAAATATCGCATTGCAATAATTTACAACATTCGTAAATCGCTTTTTCTTGAGTGGATTCTTCTGTTTCTTTATAACCTTCCAAACTTCCTATCATGCCTCTAATAGCATTTTGTGGCATGGGATTTTCTAATAATTGAGTATTAAAAACACTTAAAGTAAATTCTACTTGCTCGGGAGTTAATTTATTAATAAGTATCCCCCCTAATTTAATAAAAGTATCATTACAACATCCTATTAAATTATTATTTTTGAGTTTAGGTAATTCTCCTTTTTGTTGTGTCAAATCTTCTGACATTTTTTCTGTTTCTACCCTATCTACCTTATTGAGAAATAATAACTTAGATTTGACATTTTCAGGTACATTTTTTATGTCAGAACCAAGATTTACCCAAGTATAATTAAGATTATTAATCTTTGAAGGAGAACATAAAATTTGACCTCCATCATTCCTAATATCAATAGTAACTCCAGCAATTTTTGAGGTTTGTTTTATTTCTTTATCATACTTAAAAATAAAATGCTTTCCATGTGGGGTATTTTGAATTAATGTTTTTGATGCAGTTAATTCTTTATAAATTTCTTCGTATTCTCCCGAAGGAGCAACTTTTAAATCAGCATCTATTACAGTAATTCCACTAACTTCTCCTGTTCTAATACCTAAATTAAGACCACCTTCTATCCACTTTAAAATCTCCGATTTATCTTTATGAGTTTTATTGGTCCAATCTTTTTCTAAAGGAATTTTTCCATTTTTAGCAATTGGAAGGAAAGACCAACCATATTTTTGATATAATTCTAACTCTGGATAATTATCTAATTTTAAAGAATTAATTAAAAAATCCATAACTTCTCCATCAGTCATTGGTTTATTTTCTAATAATCTAACAATATCGTATACATTTCCTTTCCAATTACATTGAAGACAATAAATCTTATTATCAGTTCCTGGAATAGTTGTGGCAGTTGGTGATTTTCCTTTATATTTATGTTGACCAATATTAGGACAAGTAAATAGGATTTGTCCTTTCTTTTGGGTCTTCTCAAATTCAGGAAGTTTAATTTTTAAATATTCTAAAAATTTAGTAAAATCAATCATTATTTTGCTCCTTTACTCATATTTTCTTCAGCCCATAAGGGTTGGAGATTTTTCCAATTAAAACATTTATGCTGTTCGCTTAATTTAAATAAATCAAATAAAGCACATGGTTTAATATGGTCTATGTGCCATTTACCCATGTTCTCCCACGTCATTCCTGTCTTAAATAGTTTCTGTAAATGTTGTTTTAAATGGTCAATAGAACAACCAATTAATTTCATAGTAACTTCAGATTTAATATTTCTTTTTAATGCATACCAAATTCTACTTCTTAAAACACGTCTTAATTTAAAATTAATATCGGTTTTCATTCTATTTTTTATATAACGATTAAATTCTTTTTTATGTTTATTTTGATAAATTTTTTGTTGTTCTAAAAGTTTTTTTCTATGAATTTTATAATATAATTTACTTCGTTTTTTATTATATTCTTTTCTGTATTCATTAAAACATTCCTCAGAACAAAATTTTTGATTACCATTGTAAAGAATGAATTCTTTTTTGCAAATTAAACAAAATTTAAATTGTTTGGGTCTTGGTAAATATTGTTGTTTTATACATTCTCTACATCGACAAGTTAATCTATCTTTCTGATTTTTATCGCAATAGAATTCTTCTATAGATTTTATAATTTTACATTTACTACAAATTTTATTTTTCATGTTACCTTATTCTGCTCTTAACCAGTCTAAAAATAAATCTGCAATTAATTTAGTAACTTCTGCCAATGCCTCTGGAGATTTATCTTCTAATTGAATAGTTGAATTGCTTACTACCGCAGCAGCAGCATTTAAAGCATTACCACGTTGAATTTGTGCAGTTTTCTCAGGATTATTATAATTTCCAGGAGTCCAAGTTGTTCTTTCTTTGCCTGTATCTTTTTCATCAATTACTTGTGTTTGTGCAGGATTCTTTTTATTACACATAAAACATTTTTTATACTTCCCATCTTTTAATTCTGCACCGCAATCTGTACAATTAAATCCAGTTGCAGTTTTAGTTTCTTCTTTTTTCTGTTCGAATTTAACTTTTTCTATTTTAGAAACATTACGAAATACTCCATTCTTCACAAAAGTAATTTCAACTGTATCTCCTTTTTCTACCTTAGCCAAATCATCAAGAATTTCCTTATTAGTAGTATACCATTGGTCTTTGTCTCCTGCAATTTTGAATCCTTTTTTATTTGTTGCTTTGTAATCTATTACTACTGTAAGTGTTTCTGTTTTTTTCTCCATTTATTCCTCCCTTAAATTAATATCAAATTCTTTTGACAATTTAACTATCTTACCTACTACCTCTGTAGTAAATTCATCTATATGGAAATAAATTTCTCCATCTAAAGGTTTACCAGAAATAACCAGATAAACTTCATTATCATTATCTTTTACTATCTTTGCTTTGTTCATAAATTCCTCCTATTTAATTGTATCACATCCAAAAGCCATTCCTTTATAAATATGATAATAATAATTTTCTTTATAAATTCCAGTTCCTCCACAAATCTTACATTCACTTTGAGGAATAGGTTTACCTCCAATCTTAGAACAACAATAACAAGAATATTTTAACACTTTTTTAATTACTTTTAATTTATTCATTTAATTTATAAAGTTTTCTAATTTCCTCTCTTATTGAATTAAAAGGTATCTTACTAATATAGAGATTCTTTGGCATCAATTTATCCAATTCTTCTTTAATTGGTTGTTCGATTTCTTGAGGTAATTGTGTTAGGTCAACAATTCTCTTTCTAATTTCAAATTCTGCTTCAGACGAAGGTTTGGTAAGTAAATTATCTGAAATATCTCCTTGAATCTTCTCAAGTAAAATTTTCATAGGAGTTTTTATATCTTTAAATTTTTTAGAAATTGGAGACCAAATTTTTGTATTAGGAAAAATTGCTAATTGTTCTAAATCTCTATCGCTTGAGCAAATAACAATTTCTTTATCCTTATAATATCTACAAGCAACTGAAATAATATCATCCGCTTCAGAACCCCAAATCCTTACCCAATGAAACGATAAAGATTGTTCTAATTTAGGAATGTAATTATTAAAATTTTCATATCGTTGATGCCACCATTCTGCACTTTCCTTTTCTTCACGTAAATCTTTTCTTTGTGCTTTATAGGAATGGTCAAGAGATTTGCGCCAACTTTTTCCGAAATCACATGCCATTATTATTATATCTTCCAAATCAATTTGTAATTTTTTGAGGTCTCCAATAAGCATACGAGTAAATGTATAAACTTCTGGTACTTGTTGAGTTTTTCGATAAGAAAAAATAGCTCGATGCATATAAAACCCTATATCCATTAAAATTACTTTATTCATTTTTGGTATCTCTTTCTTTTATATTACATGGTTTGCAAGTTGTAAATAAATTATTCTTTCTACAATCTTTTCTATTCCTATTTTTATGATGTACTTCTAAATTTCTTCCATATTTTTTAAAATGTTCTTTTTTAGTCATACCACAAATAACACATTTATTGTGGTCTCTTTGACGAATTTCTTCTCTTAATTTAATAGTAAATTTTGAAGAATAAGGTTCAGTTCCTTTTCCATCTTTATATTGAGGATGATTTTTACCAGAATTGTTCATTATTCCAGTTTTGTATCTTCGTTTATTCTCACAAGAATGACATCGTTTAACATTATAATTAGTTAATTGTTTACCACAATCTATACACTTCGGTTTTCCACCTTTAAAATTTCCGTTATTTTTACCTATTAATTTTATTCCAAACATACCATTCTTTTTACCTACATTTATTTCTTTTTCAATTAGAGTTCTACTTATCTTATCTTTAGTTATTTTAGTATGATGTTTTCCTTTATTCCAAGGAATCCATCCTATTTTACCTTTCATTGGATTGCTATTTGGATTTATTTTATATTGATAAATTCTTGCATGATGGCGACATCTTTTTGAAGTATAGTCTTTTAATTCTATTCCACAGTCAATACAATGAGGCAAATGTTTTTCTTTTCCTATTACTTTTTTCTTTTTCATTTTATCCTTCAATTTCTATAGAATTAACAATACACATTTTCTTCTCTATTTCCCATTTAATTATATGTACTAATTCTGCTAATTCATTTTCAGATAACAAACCTTGTCTATAATTAACTCTAATTTTTAGAGTTTTAATAAATTTTTCTTTTCCTTCAAATTTTATAATCATTTTTTATCCTTGTGGCGGTATCGGTTTCTTCAAATAATTTAATTGTGATTGAACTGTCATGATTTTTTGTCCACAAACTTTACTATAAGCAGCAAATAAATTCGCAGTCCTTAAATAATCTAAATTATTTACTTTGGACATAGCTTTTGCTACTTCATCTGTCGGAGATTTCTTTCCACCTTTACCGTCATCTACTAAATTATTTTTGGCATTTAATAATTCCCTTGCTTCATTTACTTCTGAATAAGCATCTGCAATCAATGAAATGATAGTTACTTCACTATGTAGCCCCGTTAATACATTTAGGGCGACTTTTAAATCTGCTTCTTCGGTTAATTGATTTCCTTTAAATTGTGATTGATAATCTTCGATAGTATCGATGGTATCTTTAATTGTAATCATCAATTTATTAATTCCTTCAATTCCTTCTTCAAAATAATTTTTTAGGTCTTCATAACGCATTATTTACCTCCTGTAATTATAAAATCTCTTTCTTCTTTTTTTAAATAATTAGGTAAATCATTTAATTCTTTAGGAAGTAATCCTCGTTCAATTAATTCTTCTGTATGTATCATTGCTCCTACATTCCAAATCGCAGCAGCCAAATGGTCTTCATCTCTCTGTCCTTCTAAATGCTTATAAAGATGTCTTACTGCACTATCAAAATAACGAGATAATGGTTGACCTTTTTCCCAATTTCTATCTCCATACTTAACTGCTCCATTCTCAAAATGTTTAGCTAATCTTTGAAGCATAAGAGGACTAATTAAATCATATCTACCTTTTCCAATATTGGTATCCCTCACGCTACCAGTCTTGAATTCTTGCCTTTTTCCTGAATCTTTTACTTTATCAAATTTAGGCATGTGTCTCCTTATATTTTTCACAATTTTTGCATAATATTATAATATTTCTATCAAATTTATCTTTTCTTATTCTTAATAATTTTTTAAATTTCATACACTTCCGATTTAAAGAATTAAAAAATCTACAAAATGAACTTGGGTCTCCTTCAATAGCACAAAATAACATTATTTTTTCTCCTCTATTTTTTCTTCTTTAATTTCTTTTAATTTATACTTATCTCGAATGAACGTACATGCCTCATTAATACTGTAGAAAATTTCGCCCCCAGATTTCATAACTTCATCAATTAATGTAGAATTTTCTTCTGTTTTAGGATGGTCTGGAAGAATTAAATAAATTGGTATATTAAATAGATAACATGTATGCACTTCATTTAATGTTCCTACGGTTTTTACATCTTTCGGATAATAAACAATAATAAAATCTGACCTAACTGTTGCCTCATAATCTCCCCAATACTGAAAATCAGTTAAATAATTTCCTTCTAATCTTGCTTTTTCATAAAGATAAATAAGTAATCTAATTTTATCTAATTTAAGAGTATCTATTTTTCCCCACCAAATCTTACTCATTTCTGTTGCAAAAATATCCCAATGTCCACCCTGTTTTAATCCAGTAATGTATTCAACTTGTTTACCTGATTCTTTACCTACTTTATTGGATTCCTGGTCAACAGGGTCATAGATTCCTAAATCAAAGGAAGTCAATTTTTCTGCAACTTCTTTTCTCCAAGATTTCATTTCTTTATTAGAAACAGATTCAATTGCTCCAGCCAAGTACGAAGTATATTTTAATCTTTTATTTTCCATTTTTTATCCTATTTTTGTTTTAATTTTGATAGTATCTCTAAATTTTTTATAATGTAATTGTTTTCTTCTAATCCAAAGACCACATATATCATTAGGAGAGGTATAAATATCTGTATTTCCTCTACTGTGTATTTGACATAAACAATTATCTTCTAATTTCTTATATTTTTTCCAGTATTTGCAGGTATTGCAAGTTTTTCTCATTAATAATTAACTCCTTCTAAAAAATTTCTAATAGTAAGTAAATCTATTGCTAATCCTAATGAACTTTCGGGAACAAATTTTGGTTCGGGAATAGGTTCTGGTTTTTTCTTTGCTACACTATAACCCATTACATTACTTGGTACTCCAATTAATTCTCCTTTTGAATTATAAAGTCCACCCCCTGAATTTCCGTAGGTAGTCGTGTTATCACTAATATAATATCCATCTTGTTTATTGCAAATTATTCCTTTTGAAATCGTTCTCCAAATTCCTAATGGACTTCCTATGGAATAAACTGTATCTCCTTTTTGTGGTTCTATTTCTGCTAAATTAACTACGGTTAAATTCTCATCTACTATAAAAATTTCTAATAATGCTAAATCATGTTCTTCATCTGTTTTTATGATTTGAGCACCATAAGCGGTCATTCCTGCAATAGAATTTCTTTCGTCTTTTTTAGAATAAGCAACTGTAACCCCCAATGATATTCCAATTTTATTTAATTTATCTATTTCAGCAATTACATGATAACACGTTAGAATATACATTCTATTTTCTGTTTTCTTTATTACTGTTCCTGCGCCTTCTCCACGAAAAGTACTTACAGATACATCGCTATTTAATAATTTAATTAGGTCGGGTTGTTCGATTTTATTGGTTTGAATTTGACCTAATAATTCAGTCTCATTATTAATAAGTTGATTATAACTATAATTTAAAAAAGTAATTTCACTTTCCAAAGAACTAACAGTATTAATCATATCCAATCTTAAACTTACCAATCCAATAACTAACCCAATTAAAGTACCAACTAAAACTACTCCTAATGTTATTCTTATTACTATTCTTGCTATTTTCAATAATAATTTAATCATTACTTTCCTCCTGTAATTATATCATTTCTTGGATTTTCTTTTGCATATTCTGAAACTACAAATCTTAATAAACATTTTAATTCACAAAAATGATAGACTTCATTATCAAGTTCACTACCAAATCCAAAAGAAATAGTAATGGGAATTCCTAGATGTTTAGTGATAAGATTATCACCACAGGTATCACATTTAAATATTTTCATTTCTTCTCCTCTACTTTACAACTATCAGTTTCCTTATCATAACCTTTACATAATACACAAACTCATTTTGTTCCACATAACAATCTCTTATCCAGCAGTATATCATTTTATTTCCTTGAAATTTTTTAAAATACTATTTATAATTGCAATTCCCCCCTGTACCATCTTCTGCCCTTCCATTTTCTTAGGTAATTCCAAAGCTAAAGAATATTTTATTCCTAATTTTTCTAAAAATCCTTCTACTCCAATATCATACTTGGGAGGAATAATAACTCCATTTTTTAATGGTGTTTTATAAATTGTTTTTGATTTAAGATAAGGAATAATATTATCATTTTCTATTAATGCTTTTTCTGCTATCAAAGGAAGATTTTCAGATTTATGTTCATAACAATAAACTTCACTCTTTCCTGTATCTCCATGTATATCTAAAATTAAATCCGCAGTTCGTGGAAATTCTTCAAATAAAATAGCGAGTTCAGGTACTTTTGAATTTTTCATAAAATGAGTATCATTGTTTGTTTCTTGTCTATTACCATTATTTCTATAATTTTTTTCATAACCATAAGGATTGCAAATTGGAAATACATAATAATTAAAATCAGGAAACATTACAGGTTGTTTTAACCAATGTAATAAAACATTAATTGCATAATATTCTTCTCCATGATGCCCACCTGTTAAGATTACAGTTTTCTGTGCCATCTTAGAAACTAATTTCAATACTAACATTGGATAAATTTTATCATAAGAAACATATCCCATAATCTCAATTTTATATGGAAGATTAAGGTTGATTATTTCAGTTACGAGTTTGTTATATGACCTTACTGTTTTCATAATATCTTTAACGATTGTAATTTTATTTTATTTAATATATCTATTTTTATTTTTGGATATAATTTTCTAAATAAATTGAATTTATTTTGTGCGTCATCTCTCCAATAACCTTTTATCTCAATATAAGTATTTATTTTCGGAAGATAAAAATCTGGAGTATAAGTACAGTTACCTAAATCAAAGGTTTTAGATTCGTATTGCCATTTAATTTTGTTTTTATCTAACCACTTGGCATAAGCAACTTCCCATGTACTGCGCATTAAAATATTCTTATATTTAATTCTTTTTCCATGAGTGGCAACTCTGCCAAACATTGTAGCATTTTTTCCTACTGCAAATTTATACCAACATTCCTGACATCTCGTATATTGGGTTGCAATTATTTTTTTACAATCTATACAATGATTAATAAGATGTTTTCTTCTTTTTTGATTCCGTAATGTTAAATCGGGTCTTTTTTTACCTTTCATAGGATTTTCATCTATTTCATAAGCACATTGTCGGCATCTTTGTTTTCCATATAAAAATGTACCCAAACTTATTTCATTTTTATGACAAATAATACAATAATGTTTTGTTTTTCCTCTTTTATGAGCAAATTTATTAGAACAAATTTTACAATATCCTAATATAGACCATTTAGTTATTTCTTTTTTACAAATTTTACATTTTTTCATTCTCGTTCCAATGATTCTTTTACAAAATTAAGAGTAAAATAAATTCTATCTTTTAGTTCTTTATAATTAAGTGTTGCTGTATATAGTCGAAATTCAAGAGTTCCATAATCAGACTTTTTTAAATGTGAAGCATTTAAACTCATATATTTTTCGTCAAGATAAGAATATCCACTAAAAGACCAATCTTCAGTATTAGTACGGAAATCATGTATTTGTTTTTCTGTTAATTTGGTAAGATTTTCTCTTGGTAGTAATTTACATGTCGATTCCATTCTATTTTTATCTATTTTAAATCTTTTAATAAAAAATCTTTGCTTATGTACAAATTCTTTTATAATTTCTAATATTTGTTTATCGGTTAAATTTTTAACATTCACATGAATATGTAAACCACATGTTTTTCCAATTTTAGCTCGATGTACTCGCAAAAGAGCCAATATTTCTTTAAGTTGAAGTAAAGTTTCTTCATTATAATAAAGTTTGTTACTATCTTTTGGTTTTATTTCCAAACCATTTTCTAAACTTCCATCAAAATCTGTCCACCAACCCCGAAGGGTTCTGTTTCTTTCAATAAGTTTTTGACTATCTTTACTTATAGGTAATTCCACTTCGATTTCTGGAGCAAATCTAATAGATTCAATTTTAATTAATTTAATTTTATCTTTTTTATTTATTTTATTCTGTTTTCTTTTCATTATTTTTCCTGTCTTACTCTAAGAAAATTTCCCAAAGCACACGCTAAAGCGTAATCCATAATCATTATATTTGAATTTTTATCCTTAAATGCCACATCCAAAATTAATAAATAAATAGTCATGTAAATAAACATAAGAAGGGAAGATAAATATTTTTGTTTTTTATTGGCAGAAAGATTCCATCCAGTATAAAGATAAGTTTCTATAGTGCCAAAAATAAATATTCCTAATATTTTAATCATTTTCTTTCTTTATTTTCTGTGCCAAGTTAATCAAGTCGTGGTCTATTCTGTGTAATTCTTGTAAATCTTCTTCTATTTGATTTTTAGTAAAACTTTGTACTTTATGTCTTATAAGAATACAATCCAATTCATCAATTAATCCTTCTACTTCCATTACAATTTCTCCTATTCTTTTAGCATCATTATAAAATTCAACATAATTAGGATTGCAAGATTGATAAGGTATTCCTAATTTTTTACAAATTTCGACAATAGTAGCACTAATATTTTTATCCATCTATTCCACATCCCCATTTTGGTCGCATTTGAGGTCTTCATACTTCGCAATTTCATCATTATAACTTGCACAAATATCTAACAAATCGTCGACTTCAATATTTAATCTTCTTTTAATTTCTACATAACATCTTATTAGTGCACCTGTCATGTCATTGTATTTTTGATAGTTTATTTTCTCTCCAGCAAAAAATTGACCTATAAAACATTCAATTACACTTTTATCAACTCCACAATGTTTAACATAAAAAAATATCTGATAATTAAGTTCCCCTGCTGTTAATGCAGGTTCTCCATTTCTTAATTTCTCACGTCTATCTGATTTAGATTCAATGTAAGGCAATTTACTTTCCTCCTAATTCTTTTAATAAATCATCAAAAGTTTCTTTTCTTATTTGACCATCTTTATAAAAATTTTGCCAAAAATGTCTCCTCATTTGTCGAGAAATTCCTTGCTTCTGCATTTTGGTATCTAAATATTGTAACATTTTTAGGCATCGTTGGAGGTCTTTTTTAATTTGATTATAATTATCGTATTGTTTTTTTTGTTTTTGAAATTCAGGGTCAAATTGTCTAAATAATTCTTTATAGAGTTTTAATAATTCCAAAAAATATGATTTCCCTAATGCTTGAAAAAATCTTACTAATTCATTTAACTTTCTTTTTTTCTTTAATTCAACCCTAAGATACCTTAATAATCCTAAATGTAATTGAACTATTCTAAACATTTCTCTCCTTTGCTTCTTTTTCTTTAATCTCTCGGCACCTATCACATATTCCTACAGTAATTATCTTCCCTTCATGTTTGACTTGAATTGGTCTCATAACTGAAATGGGAAGTGATAATCCGCAAACTATACATTGTTTAAATTGCATTATTTATCCTTTTGTATAATTTTTATATCTTTTTTCAGGTTCAACGCATTTTAGGAGATAAATTGCAATTTCAATATGTTCTGGAATTTGATATCTTAAATTCGTTAAAGTATCAGCATAATCTCGAAAATTCTTTAATGCTTCTTGAACTTGTTCATAAGTATATCCTGAAGTTTCAATACTAATTACAATACCATTATAAATTAATTTTTTATTATCGTTCATTCTTTCTCCTTACAATTATCGCACTTATTTTTTTCTCTATACATACAAGGATTTAAAATATTTTGTGGTTTATAAAATAAGCAATCCTCGCACAATTGTTCACTTACTTCTCTTTTCTTTTCTGGACAGTATCTCATTTTAAAATTTCCATTTTCCAAATAATCCTATTCTATTATCTCCACAATATCCTTTTCCATATCCTATCATTATATCAAAATTATCTGTAATATTATATCCGACTCCTAAATATGCTCCTAAATTAGTCAAAAATGCATTAGCATTAGCCTTGAAAAATTTAAAAAAATCTATACCTGCTCCTGCTTCAAATCCTGTTTTTTTCTCTCCTAAGCTTCCTCCTGCGGTTACAAAAGGTTTTAAATGAAATCCATAGGGTCTCAAATTTTTCTTTAGATTCTCAAAATCTTTTACTGTCAATTTCTTTAATATTGTTTTCTTATCACTATCTAAAATTTCCATCGTTCCATCTTTTAAAATATGTAAATAATGGTCATTTAAACTTACTATTTCTTCTTTTCCATGCCAATCTAAGACAGGTTGAACTCCTTGATGTCCTTGCCAATATCCATAACCAAAAATACCTAATGCAATTATTGCTATAACAATTGCTGTCTTAATAAAATGAGTTAATAATTTCATAGGTTGTAGGTCATAACTTAATTTATTTTTTATAGGTCTCGAATCGTAAGAAGATTGGGGAATTAAAGTTTTTTTCAATGCTAATAATTCTTTAACCTTATTATCAATTTCTTCAGGTGTAGGTTTGATTTCTTCGGGCATTTTAATCTCCTCTTTTTCTAATATAAATCAAATATCCAATACAAATTATTACTATTACTACTTCATACCATTTAATCATTTTACTCCTTTTAATAATCCAATATAGTAATCTAATGGTTTTAGTTCTTTTCTTTTTACTTCTTGTTTGGTATTTGGATTGATTTTATTTGGATGATTTTCTCTTTCTAATAAAAGTTTTTCATACCATTCAGTTAATTTATTTATTTTATTTTGATAACAAGATAAACTTCTTTCTTTACCTATTCCTCGTTCAGCCATTTTGCTCCTAATTTAAAAGTGAGGCGTAAAGGTTCTTTTTTGAATTACCTTTATTATTAACATTATTTTGGTAAAGAACGACATCTACGCCTCGATTAATTTTATTCCTTATTAGATTAGTATAAAATTCTTGCCAATAAGTTCTGTTATAGTTGGCTTTTACATTACAACTTAAACATAAAGTAATTAAATTATTTTCTTTACAATTTTGTTTATTGTAATCTATATGATGAACATGTAATATTTGACCATTAACTATCAAATGTTCCTCTTCAGTCATACCGCAGTTTTGACAAATGTGATTATCTCTTTGTCTAATAGATTCTTTCAATTCATCTGTAAATTCAATAGTATATGGTAAATAACTTCTCCCATCAATCCAATTATGATTTAACTTTCCTGTTAAATGGATATCATACATAGGATTATTATTACCTTCCATTTGAATACTATGATATTTATCTGCACATTCTCTACATCTTATTGCTTTATAATCTTGAATTTCTTTACCACATTCGCAAAAATGCTTCTTTAATGTTTCTCCTATTTTAAAATTGGCATTATTTTCTGGTATTTGAGACCATTTAACATAGCATTTCCAACATCTCTTTGCATTATAATTATTTAATTCTTTATTGCAATCAATGCATTTAGGCTTACCTGTTTTAAAATTAGGATGAAATTTGCCTTTTACAATAATTTTTGCAATATTTTTTAAATAACATTGTTTACAATATTTACCTTCTTGATATTGAGCATGTCTACCTAACTCTTTTTTACAAATTGAGCAATACTTTTTCATTTAATTTTTTCTCCTAAATCTACAAAATATATGAATGTAGTTACTCTTTGTTCATTAACCCCAAAAACTATTTGAATTGGTTCACTATGTTTTGCCATAGAATCAGATAAACTATCTCCTCCAACTGTCGACCCTCCTCTTATAACTCGCACATTATCACAATCACTAATTGCAGCGTGATGATAATGACCATAGATAATTCCTTCAACATTGTATTGCCTTGCCCATTCATTTATTTTTACTCTACCAGCAGCAGAATCTACTTGTTCTGGGCATATATGTCTCATCAGAAATTTATGCCCCCTAATATCAAATACAATATGTTCTGTTTCCGCAAATTTAATTTGTAATTTCGGATTTTTTAGAACTAATTTACTCCAAAAATCTAATATTTCGTAAACCATTAAATCCCAATTACTCGCAACATCTGTATCTTTTGCTGTTCTTCCATGATTTCCTCTAATTCCTATTACTCGAACTGGTAAATTTCTTTTTAATAAAGATACTATTAATTTTGTAAGAACATCAATGACTAACATGACTTGGGCTGGAGGAGCTACTTCTTGTTCAAATGCTTGGGTTAGATAAATATTTTCTCCATTGCATAAATCTCCATTCAATAACAGAATTACTTCTTTAATAGGAACACCTTTACTAATATTATTATCCAGTAATTTTAAAATTTGTTCACATAAACGATTGATTCTATTCCTAAAAATTTCTTCATTATAAATTATTTCTCCCTCTTGATTTTTTACGATTTTTCCAGCATGAAAATCTGTAAGTTGAATTACAAGTGTATCTCCTTTAATATCAATCTTACTTTGTGTTGCAGGTTTATAAGGAGTTACTTCTGCTAATTCTTCTTTTAAAGATTGAATAATTAATTTAGATAAATCCACTTTTTCTTTTTTATTAGGTTTAATTTCTTTACTTTCTGTAAATTTAGAATAACAAGGTCTACATCTCATTGCTTGAGGATGAATTTTAACTCCACAATCAATACATTTATTCATCTTAATCATCTCCTCTAATTTTATTTGAAAATCTTTGCTCCATAAAAAATAAATGTATTTACTAATGCTAATCCTAAATTAATAATTGTTAGGCTCCACATACTTGGATTTTTTAAAGATAATATCAAACAACAAATCCCTGCAATTAAAAATCCTAAAACTGTTATAGGTTGAACAAAAGTTAAAATAGTTTGTATCATTTTATTCTTCTCCAAAAAGTGAAGGATACAATTTCTTTATTCCAATTCCATAGATTTCACTTAATTTAACTAATTCTTCGTTAGTAGGCATAATCTTTCCAGTCTCCCATTTAGAAATTAAAGTATCAGATACTTTCATCATAGAAGCAACATCCCATTGAGTTAATTTTTTTGATTTTCTATAAACTGATAAAAAATTCATGTTACTCCTCAAAAAATCTTATTTGAATAAATTTGAACATAAAAAAACTTACAATCTTTAACATTTATCATTATCTCATTTTGTTACTTCAAGCCTTTTTTGGCTCATCTTCATTCTCTTTGTCCTTCTATATACTATTAACGGAATTTTTGGCATTTTGTAACATTTATTTTTGTATCTTTTCTCTAATCCTTGCAACTATTCGAGATATAGTCATTTTTGTAACACCTAATTCTTCACCTATTTCCTCGTAACTAAGATTTAAGTTGCCTTGCTTTAAATTCCAAACTTCTTGTTCAATTTCTGTTAATTCAGGATAAAATTCTATTTTTACTTCTTCAGGAGTAGATATATTGTCTGCAATATTTACTTCTTCTTCTCCTTCATCATTTTCTACTGTCTTATAAATTGATTGTGTTTTAAAATGTTTATAAAATTCCATATCCATAAATTTTGGTTGCCAATGTTGTTGTTCAAATCGACTATTTAGATAATGAGAAAATGGTGCTTTTGGTTTGAAATCATTTATCCATTCAATTATTTCTAAACTTAATTGTTGAATTACATCATCTAATTCAACTTGTTTGGTATCTACTAATCTAAATTCAATACCTTGATATTTAAAACTTTGTTCAAAAAATACATACTTTGCTTTTTCCACAATAGTTGGATAAAGTATTTTAAAAATCTGGTCTAAAATCTTTTTATCCTTTTTCTTTTTATATTGTTTTACTAATTGGTCTAATTCATTCAGTTTTTCCATTTTGTTCCTCCTTTAGTTTTTTTTGCCTTTCTATTTCATCTAAATTTAGGATTTTAAGTCCATTTTCTCTTAAATCTCCAACTATCAAATCTTTATCTTTTTCAGTTTCACCAAGATAGGTAACTTCTTCTTTATGTTTTTGTATGATTGTAATTAATTCTTTTTCAATACTATCTCCTGCTTTCTTTCCATTCTTCTGTGCGAGTTCTATCGCTTCTAAATATATTGAGATGTTCATTGCAAATAATTTATTCATTTAGTTTTCCTTTTTTTCTTAATTCTTCTTCAAATTGTTGATGTTTTTGACAAGTTATCGGAATAAATAAATTTCCTTTTTCTATTTCAAAACTTTTTCTACAATTATTCTGGCATCTTTTATTCTTTTCATTTATATAAAAACATTGATTTAATTTTTCCCACCAATAATCTCTCATTTCTCCTCCAAATCTTGTTCATAACTTTTTTTCGCTAATGGATTTTCGCAGTCTTCTTCCTTCCCAAAACAATTACATTTATCCTGCAAGCATCTACAAATTCCTTCATTATGGTATTCATAATAATAAGGACAAGGAAATAAATCCCATTCATATCCACAAAAATGCAATTCAAAACAAAATACCTTTTTCTCAATAATTAAATAATCACAGGAGTCTATATTTATCCATTTCTTACAATTATTACAATAAAATTGGTTTTTAGATTGATTTAAAATCATTTATTCCCCTTTTTCCGATTACATAAACGATGAGTAAACTGTAAGTTATTTAAATTATAGTTTCCACCTTTACTTTTAGGTATTATATGGTCAATATTTCTTCTTTTACCTAAAAAAGAATTACATAGAGGACAGAAATTTAACTTTTTATTATTTATTTCATACCAAAGTATAAGGCACTTTTTCAAAGTAATTATTCCTTTACTATAACCAAATTCAAGTGCTTTTCTTATAATTCTTTTATTATATTTTTCTATTAATTTATTTAACATTTTATTCCTTTTCTGCAAATAATTTTACTTGTTTCCAAATAATATTTGCTATCTCTTTTTTCTTAAAAGTATTACCTAAATCAATATGTAATAAATTAGCATAATCTTTTAATTGCGAAGTAGTCATTTCAAAATAAATGAGTTCTTTTGTTAATTTTTTCATTTTATTCCTCCCGATAACTTTGTATGCACTTATTACAAGTAAATGCTTTATAATCAATTTCGGGGTCATCTCGCCATCTCAATGCTCTTCCTAAAAAGAATAATTTATACTTTCCACACATTATACAATATCTTAATCCGATTAGGGTAAGTAATTTATTTTTCATCTTTTATCTCCTATCCTACCAGTTTTTTGTAATTTTCTTTAATAGTTTTTTCATCTGGATTAATATAAATCATTGTGGTGGTTAAACTTGCGTGCCCAAGCAATTTACTTACCGTATTAATATCTACTCCTTTATTATAAATTAAATTACGGGCGAAGGAATGTCTTATTAAATGACTGTAAATATTTTTTCCTAAATATTTCTTTAATAATTTCATAATATAATGCACTTTTCCCAAGGTCAAATTAAAAGCATTTATTCCTTCTTCATTCTCACTAATAAAATAATCTTGTATTTCTTTTTTGACTTTTTCTGGATAACAAATTATTCGTTCTTTATCCCCTTTCCCATAAAGTTTAGCTGAATTTTCCTCTAAATTAAAACTACTTCTTTTAATAGTAAGTAATTCATTCTTCCTACAACCAGAATAATACATAAAATCTATTACTGCCCTTATCTTTGTCGGTGTCATTTTATTACTAAAATAAGTAATTAAATATTTTTTTGCTTCTTCAATATCTTTTTCGGTTAAATACTCTGGTATCTTTTGTTCAGTTTTTATTAATTTAATTTTATACCACTCGTTTTGTTCTTTTGGAATTTGTAAAAAACCAGAATAATAACTTCTTCCTGCCAAAATAAATTGATTTCGGGATTTCAAAGAATACTTACTATTAGTTATAAAAAAATTAGTAATAACATCCTGCGATACTATTTCAATTTTCTGTTCTTCCATATAAGATAACCAAATTCTTATAATATTAAAATAATTTTTGCTCTGACCTCTTGCAGTAAGATAATCTAAATATTTATTTAATTGCTCTTGATTAGTCATTTATACCTCTTTTTTCTATCATTTTTAAAGCGAATTTATCTGCTCTATTTTGAAAGTAATCATATTTATTTACAAAATTATTGGAGGTCATATATCCTTTAGTATAATCAATAGCGTGTCTTAATTCGTGCAATAATACAAAACTATAAATTTGCCCCTTATTTTTAAAACTAAACTTTTCATTTCCCCAAGCAAGATGAATTAGTAATTCTTTAATTTTTTTAGTATTTATAAGATGATTTGAAATTTTGCTTTTTTTAAATAATGTTATTTTATTATTATCCAAATTAAATTTCCCATCGTCGTCTCCCAATTCCTGAATAACTAATTTAGTTTTTAATTTATATCTTTTCTTATAATACTTAAATAATTTCATTAAATTTTCTTTATTCATTTTAGTCTCCTGACGGTATATCTTTTTCCGAAAGTCCTAAAATAATCATTAGTTCCCCAACATAAATTGCCATTGACAATACAAAGGTTCTCAAATATTGTGCATTGGTATCAGTATAATGTAAAATAAGAGTATTTAATAAGTGGTCTATTGATTCTACTACTTTATTAAAATCATCTAAATCTGAAATATGAATTGAAAGTGATTTTTTCCCTATCATTTTATTCTCCTAACAATTAACAAACCCATCTTCGTCCTTTTCCCCTTCAATCATATCCCTCAAATCATTTAATAACATCCTAACACTATCCAATTCCCCATAAGCCCCTAAAGTGCTTTTTTCATCACTTATTTGGTCGCAATCATCTCCACAATCTACGCATTTATGTTCAGGGTCTTTTTTAAATCCTAAAAATCCATAAACAAAAATTACTTCATTCTTATTAGAAGCACAATAACGACGAATATTTTCGATAATATCTTTTAGTTCAGGACTTAAATTATTTTCTTCCATTATTTACCTCCTGTAATAAAATTTTAAATATTTTAGTTTTAAATTTATCTTTTGTTTTACCCACGTTATGAATATAAGAATGACAATTTCTACATAATGTTATTAAATTCTTAATTTCAAAAATTAATTGCCAATATCTGTTCTTATCTTTAATATGATGAACAATTAATCCTTTATTTTTACCGCATAATTGACATTCATAATTGTCTCTTTCTAATACTTTTTCTCTTACTTTTTGATATTTGCCACTACAAAGAATAGAGGAATAATTATGTAAAACTAAATATCTTTCTGTAAATTTACTTTTACGAGGATTTTTCAAAACCGATTTTCTAATCTTATCTTTTAAATTATTGGACATTTTAATTCCACTACGAGGATTTCCTTTTCCTTTATATTTTTTACTTCGTTCTTTAAGATTACAGTTATAACATCTTTTGTTTCCTAAATGAATTTCTTTACCACAGTTGATACAATATTTGTGTTTTTTATTTTGATGTATTAAATCCATATAACAATTCCAACACATTTTATATTTAGATTTTGTTAATAATTTTTTACAGTATTTACAATATGATTTATTCATTAATCTCCCTTAACAATAATTTCCCTTTTTCTGTAATTAATCTTCCTCTTGCTAACCTACTTAAATATCCTTCAGAAATTAAAAAACTTTCCTGTAATGTTTGAAAATCTTGTTTAGTTTGTTGAGTTATTATAGCCAAAACTTCGACCCCCACAGGTTTATTTATTTCTGCCAAATGTTTCAATACAATTATATCATCTGTCGTAAGGGAATTTTTTACAATTCTATGGGCTTGTAAAACCTGATTGATATTTTTACATACCATATAATCGTCGAATAAAGAAATAGAATTTCTTGGATTAAATCTGGTATTAACAGAAAGAATATCATAAATTTCTTCGGGAACATCTGCCTTATAAGTTTGAGAATTATATTGTTTTAAAATTAATTTTATATCTTCTTTTTGATAATGCTCTAAATTTATTTGGCAACCACATCTATCTACCAAAGGACTGAATTTCTTTTGAAGTGTATTTTTTTCTGTCGTTGCGCCTACAAAAATAAACGCCCTAACTTTAATATCTCCTAAAGGTAAAAGATAATCTTCCAATAAAGGATACATAAATTCTGCCATTTCTTTTGGTAAAGAATGAATTTCATCAATAAATAAAATATGGTTTCCCCCTTCCTCATTTTCAATAAGAAAATCTTTTAAATTTTCCATAGTAAAACTTCCACCAATATAAGTATGAATTTTAAAATCCAAATGATTAGCAAGTATATAAGCAAGGGTTGACTTACCTGTGCCTTGAGTTCCAGAAATAATAAAATGGACAAATTTTGTGGTCATTATCTTTTGAAGATTTAATCTTACCAATTCCTTTGCCCTATCTTGACCTATGTATTGTTCTAAATTTTGCGGTCTAAATTGATAGGTCATAGGTTTCACTTGATTAGAATGATAAATTTCCTTATCTTTTTCTTCTGATATAAGGTCTTTGTCGGTATCTTTTTTCTTCCCCCAAATCAAATCACCCATTCCAAAAATAAATGCTAATGCTTCGTCAAACATATTATTTACTCCTTTTTTTATTTGATTATTTTTTGAAGCAAATCAATAATTATAGATAATTTAGAAGAAATTTCTATCAATCCTAATATAATCATTAACCAACCAATAAATTTTATCATTTCATCTCCTTTATTAAATTCTATATTTTTTTATAACTTCTTGAATTTCTTTTTCTAATTTAGATTTATCTTCATAACTTATTATAAATTTTTCATTTAATTCTATTTCTGCTTCAAAATAGTCTAATCTTTTTATTTTCATTTTATCTCCTTATGGCATTTGTGGTTGTTTTTCATAATCATAAATTAAACATTTTTGTTCGTCATTAACTTTATAACCTACATCATAATCACTCATTCTTACCCAAATATCCCTGTTCTTATATCTTATTGATATTACTTTTATATCTTTAATAAATGTAACATTAAAATCCCCAAATTTTTTTCTTATTATCATTCTATCTTTTTTCATAATCTTCTCCTTTTAGCTCTATAAATATATCTTTTTTAATTTCTATGGGTATTCCACGATAATTATTTTTTGTATTATACCACGAATTATCCATAATCGGCTCAAGTTCCAATTCAGTAAATAATTTATCTTTTGTTTCTTTATTCATCAGGATTAGGTTAGGGTAATTATTATTTTTTTGATAATAACCATTTATTTGACTATCCAAACAATCTAACATAGTTCCCATACCTTTGTTTCCTGCCTTAATTTTGGTCATTGTAGCCTTTTCCTTGCCTTTATCTTATAAAGGGGGTAATAATCTCTTATTTTACTTAATTTAGCCCAAATTACCCTACTTATTACCCTACTTTGCTTTTCTTAATTGACTTGCTTGATAACATTCCTTTTCGTTTCCATATTCATCTATCAACAAATAATAAGTCATTTTTGGTAAAACTTCTACTTTTTTAACAAAATAAACTTTATCACTTCCTAAAAAATTAACTTTCTCTCCTTTAATATATCTACTCATTTCATCTCCAATAATTTTACTCTATCATCTATTAATTGTAAAAATTTCTTTTTATTTTTAGTAAATCTTTCTATTTTTAAAATTAAATATTCTAATTTTCTTTGAAAACCTTTAAAAAAATCTTCTCGTTCTTGTGTCCAATCAATTACAGTATATTTATCATTAATATAAAAATTATTTTCATTTTCGTATGTGTAGTTTTTTTCACCATTAATATCTGTTTCATATCCAATAGTCCATTCTAATCCTAAAGCAGTTCCCTCTGTAAAACTAATGTCCTCTTTTCTAAATATACATTTATTTCCCATTTTATCAAATATATAACAAGTAGATTGAAAATTATATACAATTACTTTTCTTATTTTGCTAATTCTTTCCTTATAATCTTCTAATTTCTTTTTAAATGCCCTTTCTACTTCATCTAAAGTTTTTGCAAATACTTGTTCTTCTCTATAAAATTTTGCTATTCTTTCAGGTAAATCTATGGTAAATACCCCATTTTTTGCAGATACTTTAATTATTTTAGTAAAATAACCAAATTTATCTCCACTTTCCTTTAATTCCTTTCCCAAATAAATGTTCTCTTTTTTAACTATCATTGTATCTCCTTTTATTCAAATAAAAAACCCGACTACCTATCATTGAGCCGATAGATAATCGGGTAAATGAATTTCTTAAATCTGCGCCCTAATGAGTTCTCTTTTTTAGTTCAGAGAAGTAATTAAGGACTTTATTTAATTATTTTATTCTTTTAATGTAACTTCTTCTAATTGAAATTTTTGTTTTAGTAAAACTTTATGCCAAACTACTTTTACTTCTGCAACTTGTTTAGTATTTGAATGATAAGGATAATATCCTTTTTCATCAAAAGCAACATAACCATAACCTAAACAAGAAGGACAATTCAAATCTGCGGTATCTGTTTTTACTATTCCGCTTCCTTCACAGTCAGGACAAACATCAAAATCAATTAACTTTTTAATATTCATTTTTTCATCTCCTTTTCTTAATCAATAATATACGCCTTATAATCAATATGTTCTTTAGCGTATTCTAATTCTTTTTGAGTTAATTCACAATCGTTAAGCATATCAAACCACGAATAAATCTCAAATTGGCAATCCAATGCTTTTGCTACTTTGTTTAATACATAATCTTTATCTACCATTTTACTCTCCTTTATTATTCTACTTCTATTCGTTTTCCACTTTTATCATCAATCATATAAAGTTTATCACTTGACATTAAATTACTTTGTGTTTTATAATCAATTCTTCTTACATAACAGGTATTACATTCTGAACAATGATAAGAAATATTATACCACTCTCCTCTATCATCTACATCATCTTCTATGAGAGTTACACAACCATTTTTCTCGTAACATTTTTCATTATGACAATTAAACATCTTACTCTCCTTTTTCTAATTTCTCAACTGCTTTTTCTATTCCTTTTAGGTGTCTTTTTAATTCAATTAGTATATCTTTTCTTATATCAAAATCTTCTCTAATAATACTTAAATCTAATTTATGTATTCTCCAAGTGCTACCATTATTATCTTTTTCTTTTAGTTCTACATCAAATTCATTATCTTCTGCTGTATAAGGCACAAATAAATATAATTCTGTTTTATCCTCTGATAAAAAATAATCTGTCGTTCCTATTTGCCAAAAGGTTCTATCGCCCTCATAAGTTTCTCTTTTAAATAATTTCATTTTAAGTTCCTTTCTTATTTACCTAATACAAAATTTCTATATTCTTCTCTTGTTTTAAATTGAGGAATTTTTGCCCAATTACTCCCATTATTACACATTAAACAAACATAGGTAATAACTTTAGTATTGTAGTTTTTACAAGTAATACAACCTTTTTTTAATTCTAATACTTTTTTCATTTATAATTCCTTTCTTGTTATACTAATTCCCATAATTTTTGCGTCTTGTAATGCGTCTTTTATTGTTCTATATCCTTGCTGTGATAATAATATAAAACTATTATGATATATCATTTTTTTATAATCAAATATCCTATAATCTTTATCACATTTACAACAACCATTTTCAAGAATTATGCCTGTTTTTTTCATTTTAATTTCTTTCAAATTCTGTAAAATTACAATCGTCATATTTATCTTTTAAAAAACTTAACACATCATCTCTATCTGGTATATTCATAAACATAGCAATAACACTACCATTACAAACAATACCATAAATTAAATCATCTTCATTAAAATTTATTTTTTTCATTTTACTTTAAATCCTCTTTTTTCTAAAATCTCACGATAAATTCTATAACACGCTTGGTTCTTATGTCTTTCTATTAATTCTATACAACCCTCTAAACCCAATTTCTGTATCCATTCATTTAAGTAATTTTCTGCTTTTTTATAAATATCAAATTTAACTACTTCATCTAAATTCCTCACTTCCATTTTATAACTACATAAAAAGCAATTCCTATACATTTCAGGTTCTTGTATAAGATTTATTTCTTCCACTTCAATTACTTCTCCACAATGTCGGCACTCTAATTTTATAAGCATTTTAATTTCTTTTTAATACTGCTATTATATCCCCTTTATAATTTCCTGTATTTTTCGCATTATGCTTTACATAAATATCTCTATAACCTTGTCCAAATTGATTTACCATAGATAATACTTTAACATTTTCTTGTCCATAAAATAATAGATAACATCTAATCGCTTTATATTCATCATAAGCATTATCGCTATTTCTATATCTTTCTTTAAAATCATATCCTTTAATTTTTCTTGCCATTTTTATTCCTCTCTTAAAGTTAATTCTCTTTCTATTTCTAATAATTCCAATAAAGCCCGATGTTTTTCTTTTGGTAAATAATCTAAAATTATTTTTCCTATCTTTTCGTGCATTTTCATTAAATAATTTGTATTTACTTTATTATAAATTCTTCTCATTTTTTCTCCTTTATTAAAAATTACCACTAACATTTAATCCATTAGCACTTATACTAATACTTTTTGTATTTCCTTTAGTATCTACCACTTTAGTAATAACAGGAGAATTACCAATGCTCTTTTCTAAATTAAATAATCTTGTATTTGTTTTTTCAATTAATTTTTCTTCGTATGATTTACCTATCTTTACAATTATCCTTACTCCTGCCTCATCTACGCAACCTCTGGTAAAATTTTGGCTTACATAAGGCAATACTGTTAATCTTTTAGTATCTAAAATCCTAACCTCTACCTGCGCCTTAATCTGTGTGCGTTCAAGTTTTCCTACTCTATCATTCAGGTTATTTATTCTACTTTCGTGGTCATTCAAAATTTGTGAATGATTATTCACTATAACATTGGTATTATTTACTCTATTATTTAAATAATTGTCGCCTACTATCCTATTATCTGTTTCTGTATTAATATTATTTTGCAAAGTATTATCTGCATTTTTTCTTTCAGAAGTTTCGGTATTAATATTTCCTTGCAATAAATTATCTCCTGCGGTTCTATTATCTGTTTCTATGCCTAATAAATTAAATAAATTATTATCACCTAAAATCCTATTACTAACCTCATCTATTAAAGAATTATTTAATTGAGTATCTGCATTTTGTAAATTAATAACAGTAGTCGGGTCAACATCTAATCCTCTATCGCCCTTATCTCCTTTATCCCCTTTGTCGCCCTTTTCTCCTTGTATGCCTTGTTCTCCATTAAGACCATCTTTTCCGTCTAAACCATTCATTCCGTCAATACCGTTTAATCCGTCAACTCCATTTAAACCATTTTCTCCATTAAATCCGTTAAGACCGTCTATTCCTGCTATCCCCTGTTCTCCTTTTAATTCAGGAACAGTAGTAATATTAACCCAACTACCTACATCATTACCACCGTTTTTTATGCCTGTATTAATCAAGATGTAACCTTTATTTCCGTCATTATTATCTTTTACATTTTCGTAATTTCCCTCACCAAACGCCAAAGATGTAAATAAAAATAATCCGATTACTACAAAAATTAACTTTTTCATTATTCCTCCTTATTTTATAAATCTGCAAATGCCTGTAAAATTTCTTCGGTTATTTTTTCGTCTGCTTCTTTATTTCCCTCAATATCATAAATAGTATTATCAAAATAATCAGGGTTCGTATTATGCGTATGCTGTAAAGTATATTCTTTTCCTTTGTATTCTACTGCATAAAATTCTTCTCTACTCATTAATTCAAAAATAGGTTTTTCCATTATCCTCTCCTTTTTATAATATCAGTTATTAAATCTTCCAAATCATACCAAACTGTATTACCATTTTTACAGTCAAACATTTTTTCGTTACCCATATACTCGGCAATACTCTCTAAAATATCTATTGCTTTTTCTCTTGCGATTTCTAATCCTTTTGGTTTCATTTTATCTCTCCTTTACTTATAGTATAACATATTTTAGGTCATTAAACCAAATTTATTTTTTTCTTGCCTTTGCTATTGCCTTTCCCCTGTCTTTCAAATCCAAATAATGCCTAATCTTAATTGCCCTATCCAAAGTGGCTAACATAGAATTTTTAAATGTTTTACCTGCTCTTTTTTCTTTTAAAACCTGTATATATGCTAATTCAAATAAGTTCATATTTAATTTAATCATTTTATTTTTAAGTATTTTATTGCTTTTAATAATAAATCTTTATTATCATTAAAATTACCAAGTCCACGATTACATTTACCGCATAATAATCCTCTTATTTTTTTAGTTATATGATTATGGTCTATTCCTAATCCTTTATTTAAAGGTAGATTTCCACAAATTGCACAAACTCCTTTTTGATTTCTTAATATTTGATTATATTGTTTTATAGTAATTCCATAACGATACTGTAATATATAATTTAACCTTTCTTCTTTATGTTTTTGACTATATTTTTTCATATATTCTTTAATTTCTTTTTTATTATTTTTTTGATATAATTGTTTTTCTTCTTTGTGTTCTTCTCTATATTTTTTATGATATTTATTTCTTTCTACCTTATGTTCTTGATAATATTTTTCGTTTTGTTCTTTATGAGTTTTCTGCCATTTTTTTCTTTGTTCTAAAATTTCTTTTTTATGAGTTAAACGATATATTTTCATATATTTTTTTATAAACTGATTATAACATTCTTTTGAACAATATTTGTTATTGTTATTCCCTTTTTTAATAAAAATTTTACTACAAATTTGACATTTAACTTGTTTTTCCATTAAAAATTTATCCTTTCTTCTAATCCTGTCGCTAAATTTCGTATTCTTCCTTGCTTTATGCCCTCTTTTTCTGCCATTTCTAATATATATAATTCTGCTTCTTCTTTATCCTCAAACGCTTTACCTTTAATTTCTCCTGTCTTGGTAATTACTCCTGCGTGATATTTCATTTTATTCACTCCAATTTGATAATTCAAATCGCCATAAGAATTTATTTTTAAATCCTATTCTTTCTAACTTAAACCATAACCATTTAATACATAACCCTTTGTATTGCTTATACTTACCTATATTGAATTTTGTAATTTTTATTTTAAGCATCTCATTTTTTAAATTAAAAAAGTTAATAAGCACTTCTAACACTATTTATTCTACCTATACCCTCACCTATCGGGTCATCAGGGATTTCTTCATTGTCTATATTCTCATAAACTCTAATACACGCCTTGCCTAATTCTTCTAATAATCTTACTTTTCTTCCTGTAACTTCTTTAGAAAAATCACTTGCAAATATACTACCTCTTAATCCACCGCCTAAATAATTACAACCTGCGCCAAAATTAGTGGGTAATTGATATTCGCTTATATCCAATGCCATAGCAACATCTTTACCAGAAAAACCTAAATTACCACCCCTATAACTTATATCACAAATAATACGCCCTATACCTAAATCTTCTAAATCATCATAGGTCTTTACTTTTTTTAAATCTTTTAATGTTATCATTTTTATCTTCTCCTTTTTTTATTCTGTTACAGTTTCAAACATTTTACCACATTTACTACACTCTAAATGATAATTTCTTGTAATTAAATCTATTATATCATATCCATTATTGATAATTTCAGCATTACAACATTCACTTTTTAATTCCTCAACTCTCCATTCACCATACTGCAATAAATACTCTAATTGTTTCTTGGTAGTATCTATTTTCCAAAATTTAAAATAATCCCATATACTCAATTCATTATCTTTATCGTCTGTGCCTGTAAAATCAATATCGTGATAATCTGCTAATTCCTCTACTATATCTTCTAAAGTTTCAAATATTCTATTTTCTTTCGTGCCTACGCCCTGCAAATCAATTATTTTATACATATTTTACTCCTTTTTATTTCCATTATAAAAGTTTAATAACTCTGCATTATTAAAAATATGGTCAGCATAATCCGTTCCAGAAGAAATATTAAAATCTTCTAATAATTCTTGATGTTTTTTTGAAGAAAACTCTCTATATAAATTTACTAATTCTTGATATAATAAATTTAATTTAAACCATAATTCTTTCATTTTATCCTCTCCTTTTATATTTCTGTTTCTAATGCTTTCTTGGCTTCTAAATATCCAAAATATCCACCTGTTTCTTGTTCTATCTGCTCTTTATCTTTATTATAAATTTCTTTTACAATACAATAACAATCTCCCTCTAAATATTGACTGTAAATTTCTACTTCTTGCATTAAATATTTTTCTGCTTGAGATTTCTTAATTCCCCATTTTTTTAAATTCTCTTTTGTCAAATAAATAAACCCTACTTGTCCGCAATCCCAATCTTTATGCTGTCCAAATCTAAATGTTTTCATACTAATTCCGCTATGGTCATATAAATATAAAGGTAATATACATACTAATCCCATTTCAATTTCTTCAAATAATTCTTGTATTGTATAGTTTCCGTCATTATCTTTACTTGATATTATATTTAATTCTTCTGCAAGAGATAAAACAAAATCTTCATAACTACTATAATTATGCTTATCTCCTAAAGAATATCTGCTATGAAAACATATCATAGTAGAATAATTCTCATCTTCTCTTGGGTCTATCGGGTCATTATCAAGAGTTAAATATCGTGCTTCAAATCCTGTTTTAGTCTTAACAATTTTTAAACTACTTTCAATAGGTTCAAAAGTAAATTCAAATCCTTGCTCATCTGTATATTGTGTAGTTACTGTTTTTTTAATCATTTTATACCTCGCTTTTTATTTAAGTGGTATTCTAATTCTTTTACACTAAATTTATTAAGGTTAATTTCTAACTTCTCAAAAAGAGGGTCTAATTTCTTAATCTCGGCAATTAATTTATCTTTTTCTGGTTCAGGCGCAGTTAAATCTGTTCTTTGTTTTTTAAGTGCCTTAATCCTATGCTCTAATTCAATTCTCTCTGGTGTTCCTGCTCTACATTGTAATTTAAGTTTTCTTAATGCTCTGATTTCTTTTTTTAATTCTTTAGGATTAGTAATTAAAGTATTCCCCTTTTTTATTTCTAATGCCTCATCACTTAATTTAGATTTATTTTTACTGCCTATCGGTCTACCTCTTGCCATTATATACACTCCTTTTAGTATAAGTATAACATAGAATAGTTACCAGAGCAAATTATTATTGACAATGCTCGGTTATAATTGCTATTTCGTTTTTATGTATTTTGCCATAACAACCACAATTCATTTCGGCTTTATGTCCACAATTTTGATATTTTCCGTCTTTTATCCAAACTTGTTTTTCATAGTCATAACTTAATTTTGTTTTATCTTTACTATAATAATTTCGGCTCATTTTCTCTCACCCCCTCTCTTTTAGTTTCTAATTAAGTATAACATATATCTTGTTAATTGTCAAGTTTATTTTTTCTTTATAACTTATTGTCTTACAATAACTTACAAGATTTAGAAAAAATAATTTTTTAATTATTTTTAATTTTTCTGGTCTGCTCATAAATTATAAAACTATAAATATAAAACCCTAATATAAGTAAAATCATTTTAACCTTTACAATATAATTCTTTTTTTAATGTTTCGTGTCCGTCATCTTTAGAGTTTATATATATAGTAACTAAATTTTTTGTATTACTAACTACTAATATAAGGTCAATATCCTCGCTATAATTTAACCTATAACAAATCTTTTCAGGTTCTTTAGTATCGGTTAAATAATATTCAAAAATCTGGTCTGTCGCTAATTTTACGCCCTTAATAAATCTTAAAATTGCCTCAATGCCTATTGTCCTATATTTTAAATTGTCTAAACTATGAGAAGTCCACCGCCAATTTAATCCGTTTAATTGCTCGGTTATGGTTTTTAAACTGCGCCAATGTTCTGGTTCAGTATATACTTTTTTATGGTATCTTAACATCTTGCTTTACCTCTCTTAAAATATACCCTCTAACTGCCTCGCCTTGCGCTTAACTCTGGTCTGGTCAATACTTATTACCTGCCTTTTTTATATCTGTTTTCTAAAACCTTTTTATTTCTTGTCTGTATATCTAACCACTTGCGAATAGTTATTGCCCTATCTATAATCAAGGTCTGGCTCGGCTCTCGGTTTTCTCGCCTTAATTCCAATTCTGCTAAATTAAATAGGTTCATAAATTACCTCTCTTTTTATTAGATATTTTTATCTTTAAATTGTTTTAAAAATTTTTGTTTTTCTTTACCTATAAAATTGTCCTCAATTATTCTCAACAAAACGCTTTCAAATTCGTAACTTGCAACTTCAAATCCGTTTTTGTGTAATACTGCCAAATGTCTAAATCCATATCTTGTATTTTCCCAATTACAAACTACATTGTAAACCTTATTTAAATTAAAAATTTTCATTTCGCCCCTCTCTTTTTTATACGGTCTTTAATATCTCGCCTTTAACTGATAAATAACCCCTGTCAATTAAATTCTGCGCCTGTCTGCCATAACTACCCTGTAACGCCCACGCCTTGCCTGTCTTAATTAAGTGGCTAAATAATCTTAATACTTCTTGCCCTCTTAATTCCCCTTGCTCGTATGTTATTATTTTATCAATTAGTTTCATCTTAAATCACCCCCTTATATTATATGCCTTACCTTAAAATAGTTTAACCTTGCCCTTGCTATGGCTTAAATTTTTAATAAGTATCAAGTTTTAGCTCTATTCCGTCTATAAAATCTCTTTTAACGCCTCTGTCGTCAATAAACCACTCTCTTTTTTCTTGCCAAACTCTTATGTTATAGTCTGCCAAAAATTCATTTAACCTTGCCTTTGTAGTAACGGTTTTATATCCTCCCGAGTTTAATATAATTTTACCGCTTGTTATTTTTAAAATATCCGTTGTATATAATCTAACTGTAAAATCACCATTGTTATATTTTATCACCCTGCAAGACTTACTTATTAATTTACTGCTTAATATCCCTTGTTCTGCTAATTGCTTGGCTCTTGATACTTTTTTAAATTCATTAATATAGACTTGGAATTGTCCGACTTCTTTTATTCCGTAAAAATAACCTGCCTTAACCTTTGTTAAAAATTGGTCAAAAGTTAAAGCCAATTCATCACTTGCCCCAAAACCGCTATTGTCCACAAAAAAAGTTTCCGTCAATTCATATCCTAACGGAGTAACATCACCTATAACTTTACAACCCTTTACGCCCAAATCTTTGTCGCTTTTTGCTCTATACATTTTTGCCCCCTTTGTTATTTACTTCTGCATTTTTCAAAGGATAAAATGCAACCCTTAATATACTAAAGTATAACATATATTCCTTACTTTGTCAAGGTTATTTTATTTATTATTTTTATGCGCTTAAATAAATTGACTATCTCTACCTTACCTATATTATATATAACGCCTTTATAATGCCTCTTAATATGCCTTAACGCCTCGCTTATGCTATGGCTCTTTAAATAACCTTTACTATCTTGGCTTATATTATATAATTGACTTGGCTCTATCTCTACTATATACAAAAATTTACTACCTCTTAATAACGCCTCTGGCTCTGGCTTGGTATAATAAAACGCCCTCTTTACATTAGTTATATTTTTATCATTAGAAGTAAAATAATTACTACCATAAAAATCTGGCTTAATATAATCCTTTATATCTGTATTGCTATAATGATAAAGTTTAATCAATTTATACCTCTACTTTTTAAATATACTATATCCTGCCTCTGTAATTAAATCTCTTATATCTTGCGGAATATAACTTAATAAATTTATATCTGCCTCTATAATAGATATAACTTCTTTTATTGCTTGTCTACATTTAAAAGAATACTTATCCCCAAATAAATTATAATAAGGGTTATCTTTTAAGGTTATATCTTTAAAATCCTTGTTATCCCTTATAATTTTTATTGCTTCTCTTAAATCTTTTATATTAATCATTTTATCCCCTCTTATTTATAAAATATTTCTTTAAAATACCTGTTACCCTCTTTATATATAGTAACTCCACCGTATACGCTTAACGCCTCTTTAATCTCGGCTCTTAAATTACTTCTTAAAACCTCTTTATAAATTCGGTTCGGCAATACTTCAATTTTATCTTGCTCATAGAATATAAATCCCTTGCCTTGCTCTTTATAATGTCCAGAGATAAAAAATAATGCCTCTTGCTTATGCCAATGTTTTAAGAATTGTAATTCTTTTAAGGCATAAGAATTGTTTTGTCCTTGCCCGTAAATAAATCTTAAAGGTAATACTTTTAAATAATCATAGTAAATCTTATTGGTATTTTTAGAATACCAAAAACCTCTTGCTTTAGTTTTACCTTGTGTTTTATCTTGTGGGATAAATACTTTAATCATTTTAATCGCCCTCTTTTAATGCGCCTTTGCTATAATATAATTGGCTCTCCAATTCTCTACCTCTTAACCAATTAACCGCTAATTTATTAAGTGCTGTATTCTCTGCCTCTTTATCATTTAAAATGTTACCTAAATAAACAGACTTATGTTTTAATAAATGCGCTTGATTAGTTCCCTCTAAAATAAATAATTGACTGTCAATAAATAATCCTGCTTCAATAATATCTTGCGGATTATAACCTCTTGCCCTTGCAAGTTCCCAATGGTGTAGAGTATCGCTTTTAAAATGTTTTAGGTCTTTAGTTATAATGTATTTTAATTCTCTCATTTTATCCCCTCTCTTAACTTCTAATTAAGTATAACATAAATAAAACCAAATGTCAAGGTAAAATAATAAAATAAATTAACCTCTATAACTAATAAAAAATCTATGGTATAATACTATAAATAAAATGCCTATAATAAAAAATAAATACTTGCTTGCTGGCGCAATTTATAAACGCCAAAAATATACCTTAAAAAACCGCTTTAGTTATAATACTAAATTATAAAACTACTACCTCATAAATAACTATAACTTATTATAAATAAATAAGTTATAATCAACGGGTGGGGTTAGGATTAGCAAAAAAGGTCTTTTTGGCTCGGAAGATACCGACTGTAGGAAACTATCGATTTAATAAAATATATCTCTTTTCGCCCCAATCATTTATATTTATTTTCCCCCATTATATTTCATTATTATTAAATCTATCTTATCGGTGATTATTATATTCTATTATTTTTAATATAACATTTTGAATTTATTATAGTTAAATATTAAATATGGTAAAATCCCTTCGGTGAAATGCTCATGAGGGGCTCGGAGCCTGGTCGGTGGGTTATTTTTAGCAAAGATACTATAAGATAGTATTTAATTATCTTATTTTATCTACCTTATTGAAATCATTAGAGTTAAGTCATTTCTACCTCAATCTTATTAGTTTCTACCCTATTATATATAGGTAAGGAGAATTAGTAAAGGACTAAATTATACTTTCTACCTACTTCTACCTTATTTAGGGTAGATACTAAATTAGCAATCTACCATTTCTACCTTTTAGAATCTACTCTATCTACCATTATTAATACCAATAGGTTATGATTTCTATCTTAATATCTACTAATTTATACCTATTCTTCTTTGCTTATTCTACTTTAGAAAGGTAGATGTCGTGCCGAGATGCTTCCTCCCAACCCTCCTTCATTTTACCATAAGATTTAAGATTGATTTATTCAGGAAGAAATACATGGTAAGAGTAAGGCGTAAAAGTTAGTTTTAGAACTTTTACGCTGTTACTTACGAAGTAAGTAACTAATAACTTAGATAGATAATGATAAGATAGGGGGTATGGGGGGAAGAGAAGAAGAAGGAAGAGAGAATTTCTTCATTAGAATGGTTTATTTTTTAGGCTAATATGGCAATTATTTAAAATATTTATAGGAGTATTTGTAATCTATTAGTATTATTATAGATAGAATACAAAAATAAATGTTACAAAAAAGGAATTTTTCCGTTAATAGTATATAGGGGCAGTTAATGCTTCAATGCCAATAATAATCCGAAAAGGAAAAAGGGGTTCACAGCGAATACTTGCTCCTAAATGTAGTTAAGATATTGGGTTATGTCTTTTTACCTGCTATTTTTATTGGCAGACAAGTCATCCTATAAGGTTATTGGATTGGGGTTTCCTGGTCGACTTATAGTGATGTAACTATGGGTGCTTACTGATTATCGGGAGGCACCCGATTGATACTTCCTCCTAATTTGACTGCTTATTTAGCGATAAGCCTCGAATTAGGTTATTTATGACCTCGAAAGGTGAGTCGTGTCTATCTGGTTGCAACCAGGACAAGCCGAGTAGAAAAGATAAGGATTATCGTATAGACTAGAATGGTTTAGCTAACTATTTAATAAGATAATCCAATTAATTTTCAACCAGCTTATTATCAAACGATAGTAAGTCTAAAGCTCAAGATAAAGTTCGAAAGGATTTTGTTTTGGGCTTTTTTATTTTATAGGGTTAAGGGAATTTTACCTCTTCCATAAATTGTAAGTTTAAAATGGGAACTTATTAACCCTACCACAAATCCTGCTTCCGTAGCCAGCCATAAAGTTGATATGCATAATATCCGCAGCAGGTAAAACTTTTTTATTATTGTGGAAAATCAAATGATTAAAAAATATGATTTTATAGATAGAATAATTTATTTAATTAAAAAAGAATTAGAAAAATCTCTTTCCGAAGAAGATACACTTGAAGAGATGAATAGATGTTTAGAAAAAACTTTAAATAAAATAGTAAGGGGAAAATAAAAATGTTAGAATCAACTAATTTAATTATTAAACGAGGAGATTCTTGGAGTAGAACAATCTATTTCGAAGACGAATATAATGCTAGAATAAATATAACAGGGTGGATTATTTATTTTTTAATAAAAGTGAAAATAGACGATTTAGATAATGCTACTGATGTAATTCCAGCAACAGTAACTTTTTCTAATCCTATCGATGGAGAAGCTACAATACAATTAACTTCGACACAGACAAATGTTTTAGGTAATCGTTTATTTGGAATAAAAGTTATTACTGATAAAATGATAGGAATTACAAAAGAAGCGATTACTGTTTTGGAAGGTACTATTGTATTTACTGACCGAGTAGTCCAGGCGGTGTCCTAATGTCAGATAAGATTATATGTAAAATTTTCGACGAACCAAAAATAAAAGTAAAAATCTTCGATGAACCTAAAATAGTTATTAAATTTACTGAACAAGGTTTAAAAGGAGATAAAGGTGCAACTGGTCCTGCAGGAACTACAGACCATGCGTTATTATCTAATTTAGATTATGCTAATTCGGGGCACATTGGTTTCCAGAAAAAAATGATTTATGACCCAGATTACAAAACTTATTTAGTAGAATAAAAAGATAATTAAGTTTCTTTACGAGACTAATTTTTTGAATTTAATAATTTTTAGAAGAGGAGGAAAATCCAAATGGCAGTAAAGAGAGTACCAGCATTAGAAAATTTTGTTTTTCAACCAGCTGTAATAAATAGAGTAGCTACTCTTCCAACTACAGGAGTTGCAAAAGGAGATAGATACTTACTTACAACTACAGGAGAAATAAAAACTTGTAGCGGTGAAACAGGTGGAGTTCCCGATTCGTGGTTAACAGATGCTCCTTTAGAAGGGATGCTTGTTTATGTTGCCGATTCTTCTGAACGAAAATATTATTCTTATCGTAATTCAACATGGGGAGAGTATTTAGGTCAGATTGGTCCAACGGGTGCCACAGGCGCAACTGGAGCCACAGGAGCTACGGGTGCAGATTCTACCGTCACAGGTCCAACAGGGGCGACGGGCGCAACTGGAGCCACAGGAGCCACAGGTGCAGATTCTACCGTCACAGGTCCAACAGGGGCGACGGGCGCAACTGGAGCCACAGGAGCCACAGGTGCAGATTCTACCGTCACAGGTCCAACAGGGGCGACGGGCGCAACTGGAGCCACAGGAGCTACGGGTGCAGATTCTACCGTCACAGGTCCAACAGGGGCGACGGGCGCAACTGGAGCCACAGGAGCTACAGGTCCTTCAGCGACCTATGACAACGATTATGGTTGTTTACTTATTGACTATGTTTAATTAATTTTTAATAAATGAGGGAAAGACTTTCTTTCCCTCCCAAAAATAAAATGAATAATAAAGGAAATTTAAAACATGGAGAAACACTAAAAAAACATTATTGTCTTGATTGTGATAATGAAATAAGTTATAACACATGGTCTTATGGAAAACAACGTTGCAGAAGTTGTGCAGCAAAAGAAAATTTAAAAAATCCAAAAAATCATTCAGGTTATATAAATGGTAAATTTAGCGACAATCCAAATCATTGTATAGATTGTAATAAAATAATAAGTCCAACTACAAAACGATGTAAAAGTTGTAATACAAAATATTTACATAAAATTGGTATTCTAAATAGTAAAGATGAAAATAATCCAAATTTTGGTAATCATAAATTAGCAGGTAAGAATCATTGGAATTGGATAGATGGTCGTTCTTATGAACCTTATACTGAAGAATTTAATAAAGAACTTAAAGAATTAATTCTCAAACGAGATAATTATGAGTGCCAAAACTGCGGTATGACTCAAGAAGAGCATTTAATAGTAATTGGTCGAATATTAACTATTCATCATATTGATTATGATAAGAAGAATTGTAAAGAAGAAAATTTAATTACAACTTGTCTTTGGTGTAATACTAGAGCAAATTTTAATCGAACTTATTGGCAAAAATTTTATATAAATAAACTTATAAAAAGAGGAATAAAATAAAATGTCCACTAAAAAAGTTCCCGTAACTGAAAATTTTCCTTTCCAGCAACCAGTAAAGGATAAAGACCTTAGTGCTCCTCCTGCAGCAACTAAAGGGCATCGTTACATTGTTGCAGCAACTGGTTCAGGGGATTGGACTGGTCATACTGGAGATATTGCAATTGGAAATGGTAGTGGATGGGATTTTGTTACAAAAGCAGAAGGATTAATTACTTGGATAGAGGATGAGAATCTTTATTATTATTTTGATGGTAGTAATTGGATAGTTTCTAATCCTTTTAATAAAACTATTTCTGGAGAAATTATTGGATTAACAGATAAACCAACTCCATTAGATGCAGATGTTGCATTAATAGAAAGTGTAGCAGATACAAATGCAAAAAGAAAATTAACTTGGCTTAATATAAAAAATACCCTTAAAACTTATTTTGATGGAATTTATAAAGCAACTTTTGCTTATACAGCAGAAGATGTAGCAAATAAAGAAAATACTACAATAGATACTAGTACCACAAAATATCCGACAGTTAATTTATTAAAAACAGGAATAGATGCTAGAGTAAAAAATAATGGTACAGTTAATCCTACTAATTTATTAAGTAATGGGGATTTTGAAAATTGGAGTGCTGGAGCAAGTGCTGCTCCTGATAGATGGATATTTTATACTTCTGGAACAGGAACAATAGAAAGAGAAGCAAGTGTAATTAAGTTAGGAACTTACTCGGTTCAATTAAATGTAGCGTTAAATGACGTAGCCACGCAAATATATCAAAATGTTGCTACTGAAAAGGGCATTGCTTACTGGTTGGGTCGTAAAGCAACTTTAGGCATATGGGTATGGGCTTCGGTTGCAAGTAGAGTAACTGTAAAAATAAACTACGCAGGGGCGACCGATGAAACTACTTCTACTCCTCATTCTGGGGGTAGTGCTTGGGAATTTTTAACAGTAACCGCAACTATTCCTGCTGACGCTTCAAGAATATGGGGAGTGGTTTATGTTTCTACTGGTGCAGCTACAACAGTTTATGCAGATGGTGCAATGTTAGTAGAAGGTGAAAGTATATTTGCATTTAGTGAGGGAATAACTCCAATTCCTTTAGGAACAGCAGCAGCAGTTTTAACAGCAAATAAAGGTCCAGCAGGTTGTACAGCAGTTACTGGTTGGATAGCAATAAATATTGGGGGAGTTCAAAGATTCATACCTTATTGGTAAATTAAAGAAATATATATTACATTTAATATAGAAAAGGAATTATGGATAATTTAAAACGAGAAGTAAAAAAAATTCGTAACCTAAAACAAAATCAAGGGAAGTCAGAAGAAGAATTGAATTCTCTTGCCAAAGAAAGTTTAGAGAAAAATGAAATTACAAATTCTTTAACTTTTTGTTTACCAGAAGAAAAAGAATTTGCTACTAATTTATTAAATAAATATTTATTAGAATCTTCTATAACTTCATTTTCAGAAAAAAATACTTTAAGGAATTTAATAGATTTAGAAATTTTATTAGAAAGAGTTAAAAAATTTATTAATAATGAACAAAGCAAAGCAAATCCGACTATTCCTTTACAATTTTTAGAACAAGTAACTGAATTAACAAATCAAATAATAGAAATAAAAGAAGGATTAGGATTAGTATCAAAAAAAGACGGAAAGAACGACGCCTCAAAAGTAATAGATGATTTAACAGAGAGATTTCATAAATGGATAAATAAACCAGAAAACCGAAGTAATTACGAATTTCAATGTCCTAAATGTGCAGAAATATTTTTAATTAGAAGAAGATTAGATAAAGAGAAAGATGAAGTTGTTGACCATCCTTGGTTTATTGACGGAGGTATTTTATTTAATAAAGCAATTTTTGAAGATTTAGAATTAGGAAAGATTTCAGAGGACCAAGCAGCACGTTTTTTAAATGCTACACTTGATTATATAAAATGGATTAGGCAAAATTATCCACTAAATCAAGATAAAAACGAAGAAACAGAAAATGAAGAATAAAAAAGGCAAAAATAATTCAAATTATAAAGACGGTAGAACATTAAAAAAACATTATTGCATAGTTTGTAAAATAAATGAAATAACTTATCATACTTGGCTTCTTGGAAATAAGACTTGTCTTCATTGTTGCAAAATAGGTGATAACAATCCGAATTATAAAAATGGAGATACTTTAAAAAAATACTACTGTAAAGAATGTGGAAAAGAAATAAGTTTAAATAATGCACTAGATGGTTTAGGAAGATGCCCTTCTTGTTCTAAAGTGGGAGATAAAAATGGTAATTGGAATAACGGTTCTTCTTTTGAACCTTATTCTATTGAATTTACTGAAGAATTACGAGAACAGATTCGCAAGAGAGACAATTATATTTGTCAAAATTGTTCTATGACGGAAGAAGAGCATTTAATAGTAGTGGGTAAAGTATTATCTATTCATCATATCGATTATAACAAAAAAAATTGCGAAGAAGATAATCTTATAACAATATGTTTATCTTGTAATTCAAGAGTAAATTTTAATAAAGAACATTGGCAAGAATTTTATACTAAATTATTAATAAATAAATATGATTAAAAATTTAACTGAAGAAGAACAATTTTTTGTAGAATGTTTTTATAATGCTCGTTGCTTAGTCGAATCTACTTTTAGTAAAGGAACGCCACGCAACTGGAATGACTTTAAGCCATGTATTAAACTAAGAATTTACCAACGCCCTTTTTTAGGTTTCGATTCTGCGATAGAAGATGATGACCGATTATCAGAAGTTGAAAATTTTCGTAGAAGAATTGAATTAGGAACCAGAATTATTATTTGTGCAAGAAAAATAGGAAAAACATTTATTGCTTTGGTTGCTAATATTTTATTAAAATTAATTCATTATAAAGATAAAGAAATGACTTTGGCTTCATACGATGAGAAACATGTTAATAAAGTATTAGATGATGTTAAGGAATTTTTTGTTTATCATAATTTTTATAAAATTTATAAACAAACAACCAGAGGCAGTCCAGAATATTTAATAGAAACAAAAAATGGTAATAAACTTTTTGGTATAAATGAAACCGTTAAAGGAAAATCCCCTGGAGAAAATTGGTGGGGACATCATACTTTTATTAATTTTCAGGATGAAATTCAAGCAGAAACAGAAACAGCTTATTCTCATAAAATAGATGCAACTAGTGATTTTGGAGTAATGGAAATTTTATGTGGAATTCCTCTTATTACTAAAGTATCTCCTTTAGGAAGAACTATAAGAGATAGAAATAACAAAAAAAGTTTAATTAGATTACCCCAATATGTTAGTCATCTTTGGGATGATAAAACTAAAGAAAGTAGAATTAGAGATTATGGAGGTCAAGAATCTGCTGGTTACAGAATAAATGTTGCTGCTGATTTAATTGAAGGAGCTTCAGGGGCTTTCGATATGGATAGGGTTAAAACTAATTATAATAAGAAAAGAATAACAAAAAGATTTGAAGTTACCAAAAAAACTTTTAAAGATTTCAAATCTTTCTTAATTATAGAACCAATTATTAATGCCGATAGAATTTATGTGGTATCCGATATTGGAGATTCTGCTGCAACTGAAATTAATGTAATTGCTAAAATAAATAATAAGTATCATTTAATTTATAATATAACTACTTATAAATTATCTTTGACTCAAGAATTACCCGATGTAATGGAATGGATTTTTAGAAGAGTTAAAGGAAATTTTTTGAGTGTAGACTGCACAATTATGGGAAAACCAGTCTATGAAATTTTAAGTAAAAGATTAAATGAAATAATTAAAGATGAAAAAGAAAATGTAGTAAAAGTTATTAAAAGAGTTTTTTGGTGTGCATTTAATGAGGACATAGTTACTGGTTTCGAGAAAGACGATAATAATAAAACTATTAGAGATAATAAAGGCAATGCTACCGAAAAAAAAGAAAATACACTAATTTTTTCTGTTAGAAGATTAAATGAATTATTTTATGATAGGAAATTTGATATACCAGACGACGATTATAAATTTGATAATCAATTTGCTTCTTATGTAAGTACTATTTCAGGAAGTAGAATAGTTTATGGGTCTACTACTGAAGACCATTATGTACAGGCATTTCAAGTATTCGCAATCTTAGAATGGATGACAGAACAATTGCCGACATTAAATCCTATGTTAGAAAAACAAAGTCCACCAATGGGGCTTTTTCAAGGATTATAAAAAAGGAGTTAAATAATGAACATACAGGACATGTTTTATGGGCGAATGTTAGATATGCTTCTTTGGACAAAAGCTATAACTGTATCCCAAGATTTCCATACTCAATGTGGATATGTGGATGATGTAATTTCTAATGACATAACGGGAATAGTAAACACTATTTTAGATTATGCAATTAATTCTGCTTCTTCCGCTAATTATAAAATAGAATGTTCTAATCAAGTAGTCGAAGACATTTTAAATAAATGGTTATCTTCATTAAATGATGAATTACTTGGTACCATTCCAACAGGAACATCTAATTTAGCTAAAGAATACTTTCAGGAATTATGGAAAGGAAGTTCACTTTGTGTATTGAGAGCAAAGGATTGGAAAGAAGTTGATTTTAGTGGGAATAAGATTTTAGTTCCCAAGGCATTATATTTTGCAAATGGTTCATCTATTTATGTTGACCGACCCGATACCAAAAATTTTAAATTAGGGTCCGATAAATATTATTTAGATTCCTCAAAAAGTGATAAAATGCAAATTCCTAATGCTAAAGAAGAAATAATTATTCAGAAAAATGGTACTCGGTGGCATGATGAATATCCAATTCCTTATTTGGTAAGAAATGGTATTTATAAAAATCATAAAGCATTACAGGTTTTAAGTGATAAAGGCGATGAAGTAATTACAAAAGCACTTCCTTATTTATTTTTATTAACAATGGGAAGCGAATCAATGGCTAATGCTGGAATTAATTATAAAGTAGAAGACTTAAAGAAATTTCAGACAGAATTTAAAGCAGATTTAGAAAAATACAAAGGCGAAAAAGGTAAATTACCTGCTCTCGTTGATACTTGGGATAAAAAATATTCTCATTTAATTCCCGATTTCCGCCCAATTCTTTCTCAAGATTTATTTGTACAAGGTTATCGAGCAATTTTAGCAGGATTAGGATTTATAGATTTATTGGAAATTTCTATTTCTCGTCAGGAAACCAGATTAAATCCTAAACCATTTATTTCTAATGTAAATGCTGGAGTAGATGGATTTAAATCTATACTTACCGATTTAGCTAAATTAATTATTATAAAAAACATTGAAAGTCATCGTAAACTTTTTAGTGAAAATAATGAAATTACTGTTGTAGCAAGTCCACTAAGAATAAATACCGAACAAATCTTAGACATCATACGGTCAGGATTTGACCGAGGTTCATTAAGTATTCGTACTTTTATCGAATCTATGGGATTTGATTATGAAACAGAAATGACTCGCAGACAAAAAGAATTAGATGAAGGAATAGAAGATTTAATGTATCCTCACCTTCTTCAAAATAGAGAAGATATTCCCGATAGGATGGGAATTCCTGCAAAGCCTAAAAATGATAAGAATTTAAAAAATAAAACAGGTCCAGAAAAACAAAATTTTAAAGCTGAATTAGAAGAAAAACTAATAGCAAAATGTAAAAAATGTGGACATGAATTTGATTATCTCTCTGTTCAAGAAGCAGGAATGGGATATGTAAAATGCCCTAAATGTGAAGAAGCAGTTACTCAAGAAGACTTGATTGATTCTTCTTTAAAAGAAGATTTAGAAATAGCACCATATACTAAAACTAATTATCCTTCTTATTTAAATAAATATCCTGAAGGAGCTAGAAACGTTTGGATAAGTACTTGGAATAGTGTTTATGAAAAAACTCACGATGAAGCAAAGGCATTTAAAATTGCTTGGAGTGCATTACAAAAATATATGAATAAATTAAAAGAAGATAAAAAATAATGGCAACTCAGAAATGGTTAGAAGAACACAAAAAACCATGTATTGACTGCGGAATATTAGTTTCATATAGAAGTTTGAGATGTTATTCTTGTGATAATAAAAATAAATATAACTTAGGATTAAAGATACCCTGGGAAGGTAAATTTCAAAATATAGTTACTAAAGAATTATTAATTGAGTTATATGTAAACCAAAAGAAAAATATATTGGAAATCTCTAAAATATATAACTGTGGTAAAAGTACAATTGCTAATTATTTAAAAAAATATGGAATACCATTAATTCCTTGGATAAGAAAATCTTGGATAGAAAGTATGACAGGAGAAAATTCTCCCAAATTTGGTAAACTTCCTTCTCATGGGAAAAAGATAAAATATAAAGGTATTTGGATGCGTAGTAGTTGGGAAGTTGCCTATGCCAAATGGTTAGATGAGAAAGAAGTTAAATGGCAGTATGAATCTGAGACTTTTAATTTAGGTAAATGTACTTATACTCCAGACTTTTATTTACCTGAAACAGATACTTACATCGAAATAAAAGGTTGGTGGAGAGATAATGCTAAAAAGAAATTTAATTTATTTAAAAAATTATATCTTTTTAAAAAGATTACAGTTTTACAAAAACAAGATTTGAAACAAATGGAGGTTTTATAATGAAAAAAACATGTAATAATAAACTATTGGCTGCTTCATTAATGGAATGGACTTTAAATTCAGAAACTACATTTATAGAAGCTAAAGATAACAAAGAATTAATCGAAATCGCTAAAAAATTTGAAATAGTTATTCCGAGTCCAGACCTAGCTTTATTTAAAACAATTTATGCAGAGATAGATAAAGTAAATTTAAATAATGTAATTCTTCCTAAAAAAGCAGTAGAAGAAGGATTACCAACTCTTCGAGCAAAGCAAGTTAATTGGAACCATGAAGGTGCACATCAAATTGCAGGACACATCCTAGATGCCAAAATAGAAAATAATAAAATTATAATTTATGGAGTATTATTTAAATCATTATTTCGTGAAGAATTTGCTACTGTTGAAAAACTTTTTGCAGAAAAAAAATTATTTGTTTCTTATGAAATTTATAATCGAGATGAAAGTGGTAATTCAGTTATCCACGATTTAGGAAATGGAATACGAAGTGTTTCTCCAATAATTTTTCATGGATGTGGTATGTTATTATTAGATGAAAATACAGGGAAACCTATTCCTCCAGCATGTCCTAATGCAATGGTAACTTTATTAGCTAATAAGAAAGTAATTGAAGAAGCAGAACAAATAATCGATAAGGTATTTGAAAAAGATAGTCGACTTATTTATGCAGAATTAATTGCTATTGAAGAGCAAGAACCCTGCACCAGGTGTAAAACCTGTACTTGTTTTGAAAAGGAGGACAAAAACATTATGGCAGAAGAAATAAAGATTGAAAATGGTCCAAATGAATTAATTGAAGATGATTATGAAGGTGGAGAAATTGAAGATGCAAAAAAATTAACAACTGAACAGAGAAACGCATTACCTGATAGTGATTTTGCGTTGATTCAAGAAAAAGACGGAAAAAAGATTCGTAGATTTCCAATCAATGACGAAGCACATGTTAGAAATGCTCTTGCCCGTTTACCACAGGCAAAGGACATCTCTGAAGAGGAAAAGAAATCAGCATTAGCAAAAATCCTCAAGAAAGCAAAAGAATTAAACATGACTGAGTTGTTAAAGAAATATGAAAAAGCTGAAGAAGTTATTGAAGAACCGAAAAAAGAAGAAATTAAAATAGAAGAAATAAAAATCGAAGAGACTCAAGCTGCTGAAGTCAAACCCGAAGAGGTTGTGAAGACCACACCCGAAGAGACTAAAGTTGAAGCCGAAGTCAAACCCGAAGTTGTAGCACAAGTAGCAGAAACACCTGTTACTGAAATAAAATTAGTAAAAGAAGTGGTACAAGAATCTGTAATTACTACTTACATTCCAAAAGAAGATGGTACAGGAAATACATCGGAACGTAAAGGCGAAAGAAAAACAACTCGCTATTATTCTGATGGTAAAGAGGAAGTAAGTACAGAGGAATATACAGTTGTAGATACTTATTCTTTAGCACAATTAGAAGAAAAAGTTAATATTGTTAAAGCAGAAAAAGATATTGAAATTACAAATCTAAAAAATGAACTTGCTGCGAAAGCACAAGAGATTGTAGAATTAACTAAACCTAAAGTTGAAATAGCAAAGGTTGAAAAACCCGAATTAGATGTTGGTAATGTTGAAAAAGCAAAAGATGATAAATACAAAAAAATTCATGATGAAGTAAATGAAAGAGCATTTGGAAAGAAAAAAGATAAGAAATAAAATATAAAAAGATAAGTAACAAAATTTTTTAGGAGGATACAAACATGGCTGACAGACCTACAATTGAAATAGCAAGAATTATAGGTTCCCCTATTGATGTTAATTTTCCTGTTCCTGCTGACTTAGTAGAAATTTGTAACATCGAACCTGTACTTCCAGTTGGAGAAAGAGTTTATACTTTCGTTCCTGATGATTCTAATGGTGTGGATACTATTTATACTTCTGGTTCAGAAGGACAGATAGTTCCAATTAAAGTAGGATTGGGTAATGTAACTGAAATTTTCCTTTCCTATATACAGTCAAAGTTAGAGTATGTATTGGTTCAGGAATTAGCAGAATCTCCCGACCAAGGTGCTTTAGCAAGACGTAAAGTTTCTATTTCTAGAGCTATGGATAAAATAGAGTTAAAAAGAGCATTAGACTTGATTTTAGCTCTTAACGGTGCTACAGGTATTCCAGACCAGTCAGTTATTAGAACAACTGGTGAGGACATCTGGGATTTAATCGTTGCTATGGTTCGTAAAGTTGAAAATTACGGTACTGACTATGTACTTTTAGCTGGTACTACTGCAAACGCAGAAATTGAAGATTATGATAAAGCCCAGGTTGGTAATTTTAATTACAAAATGGGAATTAGTGAAATGTTAGCAGAAAAAGGTATTAAAAAAATAAAGATACTTGGAAACATCAAGTTAGATAGTGGTTCTGATTTACCTATTTTAGCTGTTAATAAAATGATTTTGGTTGCTAGAAATTCTAATCTACTTGGTGGAAAACCAATCGCCTTCGTTAGACGACAGATTAGAGATTTAGTTGCCAATGCTGGTGGAACAGTTGATGTAAAAGAAAGAGCATTATATGTTGCTGAAACTCCTACACCTTTGTATTCTGGTACTACATTAACCCACGGATATGGTCTCTTTGGATTTGAGTCTCTTGTAGAGGCAATCTTGAACTACAGGGCAGTTTGTTGGGCTGCAACATCATAATTTTAATTTGATTAAAAGGAAGAGGTCAATTTGACCTCCTCCCCACAAAAATTAATCAGAAAGGAATTATATGAAAACTAAAATTTGTACAAAATGCAATAAAAGAAAAAATATTAACAAATTTTATAAAAGAATAACAGGAATAATATTTTCTGAGTGCAAAGATTGTAAGAAAGAATACAATAAAATCCATGATAAACATAAATGTTTAGATTGCGATAAATTAATTTGGAACGGGTTTGAAAGGTGCAGACATTGTGCTAGAGTTTATCAATATAAAATAAATCCAGAAACGAATACATTTTTTGGGAAAAAAGGAGACCAATCTCCTGTTTTTAAAGGTGGATGGAAAAGTTTTTGTATTGACTGCGGTAAAAAAATAGATTTTAATGCAAAAAGATGTAGTCATCATGCTAAAATTTATTTATATAAAGACCCAAGAAATCATCCAAATTACATAAATGGGGAAAGTAATTTTCCTTATCCAATAGAATTTACTGAAAGTTTAAAAGAATCCATTCGTGATAGAGACAACCATGAGTGTCAAAATTGTAATATGACCGAAGAAGAACATCTAACAGTTTATGGTCAAGTTCTTCATGTTCATCACATAGACTATAATAAAGAGAATTGTAATGAAAATAATTTAATTAGTTTATGTGGTGGTTGTAATACCAGGGCAAATTATAATCGTAGTTATTGGACAAATTTTTATAAAGAAAAAGTATTAAAATGATAAGACAATTAACTTTAAAAGACAAAATTTCAGTATATGATTTTATTTCTCGAACTAAGGATGTTTGGGAAGATTTTTACATTACCACTAATAAGAGTAGAGTATTTTTAAAAGGAAATTTAAAGTTAATTGAAAAAATATTAAAGTACCAAACCGCAGTAGCACTTGAAGAATCAGGAGAAATAAAAGCAGTACTTATTATATATAGAGAGAAAACTTTTCGTCCTTATGTTCGAATTTTATCAGAAAAAAATGATTACATTTATGATATGTTTAAGTATTTAAATTGGAATTTTAATTGCGAATTATTTATTAAGTGCAAAAAGACAAATCCAGTTTCAAAAATAGCCCAAAAGTTTTTCTTTAATTTTATTGGCGACAGAGGTAGCGAAATTTTATTAGTTAGACAAAAAAGGGAGATTAAAAATGACAAATCTATTAATCAAAGTTAGAGACATACTGGCGGACAATTATAAATTTAATTCAGAAACTCAAGAATATTATACTTCTAAGATTTTTTCTTTACAGGATGCTAATATAGATTCTATTTCTTTATTAGTGTATAAGAATGGAGCAATTATACCTACAGTAAGTGCTTCTTGGACTAGAACAGGAACAGTTGTTACAATTACAAAAACAGCACATGGACTTATTGATGGAGATGTAATAACCTTAACTATTTCTAGTGTAATAGTAGCACTACCGTTGGGAACCTATACAATAACAAAATTAACTGCTGATACATTTACAGTAGTTGGATTAAGTGCAGGTGCAACAAGTGGAACTTGTACTTATAATAATTATTCTTATTCCACAACAAATGGAAAAATAACTATAGTTGGAACTTTAACTGAAGGAGAAGATTCATTTACATTTACTTATAATGCCTATGAAAAATATTCGGATGCAGAATTACAAGGTTATATTAGGTCTGCTCTTTATTATTTAACTGCAGAGAAATATAAGACTTTTAAAATTTTACCTCCTACAAGTATCTTTCCGACTCCAGCAGAAGACGAAGAATGTTTAATTGCAATAATCGCTGCGATTTTGATAAAGGGTTCTATTAGGCAATATAGGACTCCAGAAATTACTATTACATTTGGTGAAAATTTATCTACAGAGCAAAAAATAAAACAAGCAATAAATCAATTTTCTAAGACCTTTGGTACTATAGAATATACAGACCTTAGTGAAGAAATATCTGTAGAAGAGGACGATGACGACTAATGCAACAACCACAGAATGTATATTTAGTTTGGGATTACTGGTTTAATAATAATACTTATTATGCTATTTATGAAAAAGAAGTAGATGGTAAGTTATATTTTTCAGAAGCAAAAGCAGAAAAACCAAAATTATTAGAAAATAAAAAGAAATCAAATTGGTTTATAAAATTATTAAAAAGGAAAAATAATGGATAAAAGAATAGAAATTTTTCGATTATTAAAACAAGAAGAAAAACTCACTAAGGTATTAATTTATTGTGCAAAGGAAACTGTAGACGACCCATATGAGAAGACCACAACCAAAAGTTTTCTTAATCCAATTACTATTGATGCTTTGGTCCGAGATATAACACCAGAATCTCTCGTATGGCGTTATTTTGGGCAAATTTTAATGGGAAGTAAAGAATTAATTTGCGAGAAAAAGCATTTAAATACTTTGAAATCAGCAGATAAAATAAAAATTGGAGATAATTATTATAAAGTAAGAAAAGATGACAGTAAAGGTTGGGCAATTCAAGAGAGACAAGATTATATCATAGTTGTAACGGAGTTAAAAAATGCCTAATGGAAGTTTTCAAGTAACAATTACTAAAATAGGTAAAGACCCAGTACAATGGATAAGAGAAGTTACTACAAGAATTTATCCAGAAGTACAAAATCAAATAGTTCTCCAAGCAGAAATTACTGCAGAAATAATGAAAACTATATTATTAAATTCTGGTTATAAATTAGAAAAATTAGCAAATGCAATAAATGTAGATGTTTTAAATTCTACAGCAGGAGTAAGTGTAGGAATAGGTCGTATAGATGGGATGCCTGTAGGTGTTAGTGGAAATCATTATTACGAGGCATTTAATGATGGATTTAAAGTAACTCAAGCAAATGTTGGCTATTTTGGAGATAGTTTTCGTGCTCCAGAATCAGGTGGTTGGGGAGAAACATGGCATCATACAGGAAAAGGTTCTGGATTTCATTTAATGCAACCAAATAAAGTAATTGACCCTCTTAGATTTATTGATATGGGGTATGATTCTTTAAAAAGAAATATTGGAGAACAAATTGATAAATATATGGAGGAACTAGGGAGATAACATGTATAGAAATTATAGAAATATCGAGGCTTCACTAATAGATTATATTACTTATGAATTAGCACATGCTAGTCCTCCTTGGATAATTCGTGTTGAAAAATCTTTTGCAGAAGTATATAAAGGAACCCTTCCTTGTATTTGTATAAGTGAAGAAGATTCAGATGTTAAACGAAGAGAAATAGGAAGTAATTCTTATTGGGAAGATATTTTAGTTTCTATTAGAATTTTTGCTACTTCCGATGGACAGAGATTGGATTTAGCTGCTTGGATGCTTTCAAAAATTATGCCAGGAACTAATTATTATGAATATACAATTACTAACGGAGTAGTTTCTTCTAAAACTTTAAAAGGTACTATAAATGTATTATCAATAACTGCAAACAGAAAAGAATTGCGAGCAACTGATAATTTAGATGTTATGGACCGATATAGACACATACTGTCTTTCAAAGTAAGAGTAGCATTAAGTTAAGGAGAATAATATGATTGCTATTATTAAAGAATATTTGCCTTTAATTGTTTTAGGATTTAATGTTGCTATGTTTATAGTTATAAAATTTAATGATATGCATCATCTTCAATTACGTTTTGATGAATTAGTAAAAAAATTAGATGGAATAGATAAAAAATTAGATTCCGATTCTGAACGTATTGCTAATATGGAAGGAAGATGTTCTGCAAATCATCCTAAAATATAAATAAAAAAACTAATGATAAAGATAGAAATTATTGAATTAAGTATTTCCAAGATAAAATAATTAGTAAGGTAATTGAAATAAAAAAGATAACTTAGTAAGGAATAAGATAATATCTGTTTTTAGGGCTATGAAGAGTCCAAAAACCAAAAACAGAGGGCTTATGAAGAGCCTAAAACAAAATTTTTTAGGAGGATACAAATATGGATAGTATGATACATGCGAAACTTTGTCAACCACGTATTTTTCCACAAAATAGTGCGAGACAACCTGAACAAATTAATCGAGCCCAGGACATCGGTGGAGACCTAACGCTTTCTCAAGATAAACTTTTTGAAATAGGTAGAGATGGAAAATTAGGAGTAAAGAAAAATATTCCTACATTAGCTTATCCTTTAACTCAGTATGAATATGGGTCAATGGATTTTTGGTATGCTTTAGCCAATGTAATAAATCCTGTAACAGGAGCCGATAAATTTATTGAGTTAGATGATTTAACTACTACAATGGTAGAAATTTCTGCTTATTTAACGGATGAGGATAATATTTTTAAGGGAACTATTTGGTTTCCTAAATTAAGAGTTGCTGGATTTTCTTTAAATATTGGAGACCCAAATGCTGCAGTTCAGAGAAAGTTTGATTTAGTTGGTGAAGATTTTAAAATTTTACCTACAAAGTATTTTGCTTATGCAGAAGGTACAGTTGGAGTATTAGGAACAGGAGTAGATTATACTCTTCATTTTGGTGCAACTGGAGAAGCCCCTATACCTATTGCTTATTCTGCTACTGAATACATTTTCAAAGTATTAAGAATTAGAAGTGGAATATGTACTGAATTAGTAGAAACTTTAGATTGGAGTTATTCCGACGGTACAAAATTATTAACAGTATTGAATTGTTTGACAAGTGATTTAATAAAGGTTTATTATGAAGCTGCGACTGCTTATGCAACTTTATGGGCAGATAACAATACTGACCCAGATGCTTTATTTGCAGAAGATTGTGTAATTTACATGAAATGCGGTAATGGTACTGAATCAAAGATTTATCTTTTACAAAGTGTTGGAATTGATGTGGCTTTGGAAAGAGATGATAAGAAACAAATTGGCAGTACAGAAGTAGCTCAGACAGGTGTAAAAGGTAAAACAGTAACAGTAAAATTAGATAGATTTAATGCTGGTTTTTCACTTGAAACTCTTTTGGCATCTGATACAGTTTATCCTTATATTAACCCAAGAGATTTTAGTGATGAAATTCAGTTGAGAGTTGAGATTTACAAAAAGGTATCGGGGGTGGCTGTCTTTGCTATGGGATACCTAATTACAGGATTATCTCCTACTGCTCTCGGAACTAGCCAGGCTATAGAAGACTACAACAAGGTAACTAACAGTTTAGAGTCAGATAATTTGAAGATTTCTTCTGACCTTACTGAATTAGCATTTATTACAATACCATAATTAAAAAATAAGAGGGAGCACTTAATCGTCTCCCTCCCAAAAGAAATAAATTGTAAGGTAAGGAATGGAAAATAAAATTCGCAGAGCCATCCTATCTTACTGGATGGCTTTTTTGCTTTATAAGGAGAATAAGAATGATTCTAGGACTATTAACAAAAGGTATTTTAAGAGAAAAATCAGAAGTTATGGTATCTACTGTAATTGAACTTCCTTTAAATATAGGACTTAATTTATCTGAATCAAATATTAAATTAGAGGTAGACCGAGAATCTCAAATAGCATTAGAAATCGATAAAGAATTAGATTTAAAATTAGAAGTAGAACCAGAATAAAGGAGATAATATGATTGAGATTAGACGATTAATAAAGGGAGAACAGAAGATTTTAAAGTTAACTTTAACTGATAAAGATACTAAATTGCCTGTTAACCTCACTGGATGTACTTTAGAATTTAAGATGCAACTTCAGGGGGGGGGGGGCAAAAATGATTATAAAAACGGACTCCCAATTTGATAAAACTCAAGCAGCATTAGGAATAATTAAATTTACTCTTACTTCAGACGATTTAGATACTGTAGGTAAGTTTGATTGTCAATTAAAGATAACTTTTCCTAATGGAGAAATAGATAAATCAGAACAATTTAATATTTATGTAGATAAATCGATAATTTAAGGAAAACAAAATGATATTTATAAACAAAAAATCTTTAAAAGGTCCTCAAGGTGCAACAGGTCCAACAGGAGCAACAGGAGACCAAGGTATCCAAGGCGATAAAGGAGATACTGGAGCAACTGGAGACCAAGGTATCCAAGGCGATAAAGGAGATACTGGAGCAACTGGAGACCAAGGTATCCAAG